TCCCTCCGGCACTACCTCTTGGTCAATATAACCGAACTTCCCATCTTTTAGGGAAATCAGGTTGTCCTTGATGAGCTTCTGTACCCATTTACCCAAGTAACCTCCCCAATCGGTATTGAGGTCAGGTATTTCCTTATCTATTTTTTCTGTTGCCATATTTTATTAATTTTTCCAAGTTTCAACATCAATCCAAGGTTTCTCGTTGACCCACCATCCACTGCCAAAACAGCTTCTGATAGCTTGCCAAACAAGAACACTTCCCTTATACACTGCCGAAATCACATTACTTCCTAACCTGATAGCAGAAATTTCTTTATTTCCTAACTTAATCATAAACTATTCCTCCGTAAGCATATAGTAGGTGTCTGGCTCCTTTGTTTCCAGAGCCTCGTATGCCGCTTCCGTCATATTCACGAACTTCGTGATAGTGGCAGGAATATCATCTACTTTTTTCTTCAATGTAGAAATATCAGACGTAGCGGTAGTCAAAGCCTGTTTGTTTGCCTCTGCCGTTTTGTTTGCCGTCTCGGCCTTGGTCAACGCATTGCTTGCATCAGTAGCAGCAGTGGTTGCTTTCTCCTTGATTTCAGTGATAGTGGATGAGAAATCGACGGATTGCTTCGTCCAAATCGTACCATCGAAACAAAGGAAGGCGATTTCATTTTCTACTACAGAGAGATTGCCAAAATTACGGTATTCACCGACCTCGGTAGGCAGATAGAACACCTTGGTTTTTGGAGTGCCTGGGTTTGTGGTTCTTGCGGCGATACCGCCATACACCGCACCCAGCAGCAGATTATCTACCGAACCCTTGACTTGCGCCAGCGCATCCTTAGTGGCATAAGTGGATAAATCTACCGAAATATTCACCTTGAAGGTCTCGCTGGTAGCAGTCCACGTTCCATCCGTCTTACAACGATAGACGGTATAGTCAGTGCCGCTGCCTACATAAGCCATCATGCCCTTATCAGGGTTAGGGTACGCGGTTTTTAGCTCGGTCTCTGATGAATAGAAACCGCAATTCATCTCCTTCGCCTTGCTTGCCTCACTCAGCTCCATGAGTTTCGTGACAATTAAGCCGAAATTGGTGTCGATCGTTTTTGCTACGTCGCCAAACTTGCCCGTAGTAGGCGTTTTATTTAACTGTTCCATATTCTTAATCATTATCATTTGCCATTTCCATTCCAATTCATGTCTGTCTCACCAGTCCAGAACACACCTCGGCCAATCGAGCTGGATGAAGGTACTGGGGTAAGGAATTCTGGGGGTATGTATATGCAATTCACGCTTGCGCCACCTTTCAGCTCATGCCAGCCTCCAATGTCGCAGAAATGTATAGTCTGATTGTCGTTTCCGTTAATCACTCGCCACTCCTTGCCATCGTCCATGCCCACGAATGAATAATAGTAGTCCGCTGTATTGTTGAAAAGGATTACATCTATCGGCATACCAGCGGTGTCGTCATTGCCACCAGGCGCAAAGAGCGGTATCTCGTAATAAGTGTTGCTGCTTGTTGTCATTCCCTGCGTCAGTTTATGCTCGACTGGTTCTTTACCCGTGCCCCTTGTAAAGACTTTCATCAAGTCCTGTTTGACTATCGCCATCGTCTTGGAACGATGTCCAAACATTCCTCTGCACCACACGTCTGATGTGTAAAATCTGTTGCTGCGGTCCTCCTTTTTATTGTAACCTTGGCTAAACATATCACCATCGAACCACATCTTTCCATCGCTTCCAAATTCAATGCTTCCCACGACATTGCCTTTATCATTGACACAATTGAGCCTCTTGAAGCTTCCACTCACACCAACCAGCTTGCCACCGAACTCACTATCACCCTTGAACTTGGCATTTCCTTCTTCGTCAATCTCAAAATTGCCATTCGGTGACTTGATAGACTTCATAACTCCACCTTCGGCGTAGATGACACCTCGCAGGATGATGTCTGTAAGGATGGCTCTACCGCCATGCGTGACCACGAACTTAGCGAGATTGTTGAGTTCTTCGGCAGTAGGCTCGTAGTTCGGGTTATCCTTATATTTTTGGATAGTGTAGATAGCCTGTTCGAGCGTTCCGCCACCCCAGAGAAAAGGAGAATCATCGTCGTTGTAGTAGCCGCTCATACCGCCAGTTTCCTTAATGAGCTTCTTGTCTCGGTAATTGCCTACCTTAAACTGCTGAGACATAACCAAGCCGCCATCTATCGTTGTGGAACCTTGCGTGATGGCATCAGTCAGGAACTTCAAGTTCTGAAACTCAGCCATCGACTTATCATTATCAGAATAGGACGGAGACCAAGCAGGGGCAAGCTTGCAGTAAGAAAGCATGATTTCACAAACAACACAATTTGTACTAACCATAGAGAAAACATGGTTTGTTGCATCAGAGCAAGTGATATGCAACTCGTATCGCTCAAAGGATGAAGTCATATCTACATCATGCGCTTCGCCACCGACACTTACCTTGACGGTCGTACCCTTGCCCTTGAAGGAAAGCACGTATGCCTTATCTACCAATAACGGTTGGGCAAGTTGCTGAGATAACGTTCCGCCTATCCGTACTGCCTTTCCGCTGGTAGAGTCTTTGGTGTCAATCACACTTGCATTCTCCATCGTCCAATATTTCAGCTTCTCAGAGAACGTTTCCTTATCCTCAGAGATCTCAGTATCTTCGGATATATCAATACTCTCATAGTCGCCGCAAAAGGACGTATTGCGCAAGAGATTACCGCTCTTGATATTCAAATCCTTCAAATCGTCCTTCTTGGCTATATCGTTTACTGATGAGCCGTCCGGCAAAGTAGATTCACTCTCGAAATTCACTGTACCTTTGAATGTTGCTTTCTTATGCTTTGAATCGTAGGTGAAATAGCCACCATCCTTGCTACCTATAAAGCTGTCGCCATAGATGTTGCAATGGAATACACCAGTTGCCGCATCATACCCCTCATCTTTAACCAGACAACCATCAAGGGAGAATGATGATATTCCCTGATACATCTTCTGACTTGGCGCATCATCTGATGTAGATGAGAGTATAATAGCTGACTGTCTGTTTGGGTCATCGCTACCTTGATAACCGAGCTGAACGATATTATCTCCAACCAAAGGTTCAGAGGTAGTTAGGGAATCCATACCTCCATTAGCTAAATTAGAAAGTACAATGTAATTCTCACCAACAGACATGACAAGTCGCCAATAATATCTCGTTTTCTTGCTTCCGTCTGCTACTATATCAAACTGCTGACATCTCGCTTGGTCGAGTGGACGAAAATAATTAAACACCTTATTGCTTCCTTCATCGCTATCTTTAGTTTCAAAATAGCATTTAAATGAGGATGGCTCTGTATTATCTTTGTCTGCTATAACTTCTCCGTTAGAGTTAAGTCTTTCGACCTTTGAACATACCATTGCAGCAGGAGTTATCGCCAACTCGCCACCTATATGGCGAAGCTCACGGATGGTAATATCTCGGAATTGAGCAGCACGTCGGATAGTGATATAATCAAACTCAGCTATCGAAGTTCCATCTTCCTTTACTTGAATCCGTGCGCCTGTCGTGTCTGTATGGTAATCTCCGAACTCGGTATTCGTACCGTTTAAACCGAGTTGTGTGCTACCATTAACAACTACATCACCGTCTATAAACAGTTCTTTAAGGTAAGCTGCTCCATCCAAAGTAATCTTCCACATGGTTTCTGCACCCAACTTAATACCATGTTCAAAAGTAATCAGTCCTTTTACTACATCATCAAACAGCTTGGAAACGAAAGAATTAATTGACTTTCTTGCTGATAGAACATTACTATCTGTAGGTGGTGTTGAGTCGTTCATGCCTATTACATAGACGCCACCATTACCGCTTCCCGTTCCGCCTATCTGCATTCCATTCACCTTTATGGAATCAACCTTGTCTTCCAACTTACCCAACCGGCTTGTTGCAGCCTTTTCGCCTACTGTGTACTGAGGGTGGTCGTAAGGAATATCCAAAGGTATCTCCATTCCGATGATACGAGAGTTTCGGTAGTGCTTGCCATCCGCATCCACCTGCGCAAACATATCATTAATCAGCTTTACCTGTTCACCGAGAGGATGGTAATTATATGTCCCATCATTGTAGAACTTATCGCCATCCATCGTGCAGGTGAAGTTTGAGTTGCTGATCATGGTCTTCAGATAGTACTGCTTCGCTCTATCGAACAGAGATAACTGAGCAGTAGGGATGAGGTCCGTATCTGTAATCTTGGTTGCGTCCCAGTTGAACAGAAAGTACTTATCACCAACCTTCGGACACATGACACCATCGGGGAGTGTTCTTCCGTAAGTGTCATTAGCCACAATCTCGAAGTAGTTAACCTTGTCAATGACTTTGAAACTAACATCGAACTCCATACCCATGAGAGCACCGCTAGTGAACTTGATGCCTAGAGTGAGGTTACTCTTTATCCAACTCTCCTTAAAGCTATTAGTGAAAGAGTCTGTAGAAGTGACCAGCCAAAACGTCTGTGTAGTCTTCGTTCCGTCTTCATTATCAACTGTGCTATCATATGTCTTGATACTGCTGACTGCACTTTCCACCTTCGGGTATTCGTCCTCAAACATCACGACACCTTCGATAGCCTGCTTGTCGTTCTTTACGACATTCACGTTCTCCAGATAGCCATCCTTGGCATAAAAACCGTCACTATCCACTTCCTTGTTAGGGAGCATGAGGTAATCGGTAGCTACACCATCGGTAGTGACGTCCGCATCGGCACCAGTGAAATATCCTTTCGGAATATTCCTATCTGAGCCGAATGCGTACAGTCTCGTAATATAAGTTGACTTAGATTCCGAATAGGACATAGACAGAACATTAACATCCTGTTCGAATGTTGTCTGCCCTTCCATTTCGCAATATCCAAGGTATATAATAGAGCCATCTATCCACCACTCGCAGTTGAGTGCGTCTTCGGAACAGATAGCGTTGAGAGCATCAAGAATACTGATGGAGCCGTACTCGATCAAGAATCTCTTCTGAACATCGAAAGCCTTGTTGTTGTACGTAGTGTAGTCAACGGAGAAATCCTTGCCATTGTACGTAAGACCTAGTGCCTTTAGGTTGCCGAGTATAACGTTCATGTGTACGCCTACCGTTGTGGTGAGGTTGAAGGAGGTCTCGTTGGCTCCGTGCTGAGGGCGATACTTGCAAATCTTATTCTTCCAAGACATATAGTAGGCATCCATCTGCATTTCGTAGTCATAGCCATCACTATCATTGTGCTTAGGGAAGTATGATGATGTAAGCTCAAAGTAGCCGAAGTCAGGTATCTCTACGGAGTCCCCAATCTCGAAATAGATAGGAGTAGCCGTAGTGAACTTCAAGATGATGTAGTGGTGGTCCATAAGCTGATATGACAGCTTAGAACCCTCACCGAAGTCCTCTAATGTGAAGAATACCTTGTTATTTCTCTTTATCTGAATCATTAGCTTGTATATGTTTACTTGTTTCACCTCTGTCACTAGGGTCTGGCTCGTTGAGCTTTAGGCTGAACTTTGCCATTTCCCGAATGAACTGACTGAACTGTGTGCAGGAGAGATAGATGCACCGATACCACACATTAGGCTGGAATCGGGTGCGGATAACCAACTCTCCCTTGGCAAGAACCTCCTCGCAGAACTTAGCATAGTTCATCATGAACGTATCTGAGTCCTTGGCGGTCATATTGAACGGCAACGTTATCTCCCTTTCGTCCAGTCTTGGATTGTGCTTGATAACCGACTTACCGTCCTTTGAGCGATACTTGTTGCTGATGAACTCCTTGTTTGGAGCAGGGGTCATGAGCGTACTGAGGGCGGTTTCGTCTAGGAAGATGCCCCACGTAAGGTAGGCATCCTTGCCATTGATGTAAAGTTGTCCATTAAGCATAACTATTTAATCATTAAATAATCCCGTAGGCTTCGCTGTGAGCCGCTTTTGCTATTGTTGAGTATAGTTGTAAGGGCTGACAAGCGAAAAGCCTATAGAGGTCAAATATCCTTTAATCTTCTGTTCATGTCATCCAGCTTGGTTCCGAAGTCATTGTAGGTAAGCTTTGAATACTTCACGATATCTTCGAGGTAGCTGTTTGTCATGATCATCATGTTTCTAATCTCCAATACTGCGCCATTGGTTGAGATACCGAGTGTAACGATGCTCTCCATCTGAGATATGGTGGTAGTCATGTTCTTAGCGATAGACTCTCCTGCAATCTGCAGGGCGGTGAAGCGACCATTCAGCTCATCTGCGGTATCTTGCCCCATAGATGCCCATCCTCCGCTTGTTGCGGTCTGTGATGAGGATGAGGAACCGGTGTAGCCAGTTACCTTTGCCCAATCATCACGTCTCTTCAATCCTTCCTGGACTATATCATCGTAACGCTTGTTGAATGCTTCTATGTCTGTTTCGGTAAGCTTGCCATTGTTGTCCTTGATAGCCTTTGCCCAATCATCATAGAGCTTCTTCAAGTCGCCGTTGATGAGGTCTTCCATAGAGTAGGAGAGAAGAGCCTTTTGCATCATTTCAGCGAAATCGTCTGCAAAGTCCTGCGCTGACTTGCTCATATCCATGAGTTCTGATATGAAACTATCCTTCATGCTGTCAAAGGAAATCTGTGTAAGGCTTTCCTTCAGCTTGTCTGATAACTCATCCAGCTTGCCTGCTTGGTCTATGTAGTCATTCAGCTTCTCTGTCAGACGCCCACCATAGTTACCCTTGCCAGTGTTCTCTATATGCTCCCAGATGGCAACGTTGCCACGGAGGAGCTTCATCTCTTCTGGGCTGAGGGAGAAGAGGTCGCCATTGAAATCTGATTTGACGTTCTTCTTGATCCAATCCATCTCGTCACTACCGAAGCCACCCCAATATTTGTTCCATGATTTGTGCGAACCATGATAACTTGCCTGCGCTTTTGCGATATCGAGGTAGTTCTGATTGTTCTCCTGCTGATTCTTGTAGGCTTGCTCGTAGTATGAGGTTGCCTTGGAGCCATAGGAATTTTCCATTGCGTCAGTCAAATCCTCGATTGATTGCTGCAGGAGTTCATTTCTGTCTGTCAGTCTGTCAATAGTCTTCTGAACCTTTTCGGCATTCGAGTTAGTGAACCAATCTGATGGGCCTTTAGAAGACAAAGCGCCGAATGATAACACATTCCCTAATCTTCCTACTAAAGTGTTAAGCATTCCTCCGACACCTTCAACAACAATCCCTTCAAGAGCCTTATATAAGTTTTCTGGTAGGTCAAAGATGGCATCTATCAGATTCCCTACGGCATTCGTGATACTGACAACTAAGTCTGACAGCCATTCAAACTTCAGTAAATCCGTAAACGAATTGAGTATTCCGGTTACAAAATTCTTGATAGAGTCAGCAATATTTAGTATCAGCTTTGGTATCTGCGCAACAATTCCTATAACGGAACCGAGCCCTTTGGAAAGCATACCTTCAACACCATTACCAATCGAGCCAAGCGTATCTCCAATAGTTTTTGATAACCCTGTACCAATAGTCTTCGCTGCCCCATCTGCCATAGATGCAAGAGTGGTATCGAGAGCACCTTTCAGAACATCAGCGTTTCCGAACGCACCTTGAAGCTCAGAGAAACCTTCATTACCTTTCCAAGTTATCAGCTTATTGAGTGTAGCAGTTAGACCAGATGTGTAGTTTTTGACTGCATCTGTAGCAGAGTTTACGGTAATGCCTAAAGCTTCCATTTTCTCTTTTGCTTTGGCTGTTGCCATGCTAGCATCATCCGCAGTCTGCTTGAAATTATCAAAAGCTTCTTTCGAAATCTTTCCTTGCTTCAAGTCAATCTTTGATTGCTCATACTCTTTTCGTATAAGCTGCTCCATTTCCGCAGACTGCTGATAGTCGGCAACTGCCATATTGAAGTTCTGGATTGACGTTGCAAGCGATTGCCATGTTGCATTCTGATCAGTTCCGAGATAAGTACGAATCTCCTGCATGAGGTCAACAACCTTCTGCTGTGTCTGAGTATCGGCTTGCTGAAATTTGTCCGTGTTGGTATAAGCGTCTAATTTTTCGAGCATAGGTTTGAGCATTTCCTTGCCCATATTGCCCACACCGCTCATCAGACCCTTCCAATCAATTCCCATAGAGATGCTTTCGTAGTCGAAGTTGGCGAGTGCTTTTTTCTTCTCCTGCTGGAGCGTCTTCTTCTCGCCTTCCGTCTGAGCCTTGGCAATCTTCTCTTCGTATTCCTCGGCAATGGCTTGTTTCTGCTGATAGAGTGAACCAAACTCCTTCAAGTAGTTGCGCATAGAGGTGAGGGCTTCCCTGTTGACCTCATCAAGCTTCTTGTTATACTCTTGGGTAGCGAGGTCTCTAGCCTTATTGAGGGCGTCGGACTGAGCGGAGGTAAGGGATGCCTTCTTGCCAGCTTCCTTGTTCTTCTTCTTGAACTCTGCTTCCTGCTTGTCAATCTCGGCTTTGCGCTTGGCATAGTCGTTCTTGATTTCAGCAATCTTCTTCTCCGTGCCTTCCTGCATCTGAGATATGTCGGTGTCGATATTTTCCTGCTGCAGCTGCTTCAAGTCCTCATTCAGTTCCTCCTGGGCCTTCTTGCGTTCTTCTGCCTGCTTCTTGGCATCGGAAGCGGCTTTCTTTGCTTTGGCAGCGTTCTTCTTGGCATTGGTTTCTGCCTCTTCCTTCTCACGCCGCTTCTTCTTAGCTTCGTCATCTGCTTTGGTCTGCTTGGTGTTCGCTGCATTGGTGTAATCCCATCCTCGCTGGGCGATATCGTTGGTTGACATCCATTTGCCATTGACTAGCGCACCTGACTTCTTGTTGTTTGCAAGGTCGCGTGCCAAAGCAGAGAAGTATTTACCTAAGCGTCCTAGCTCCGGAATATTCATATTCTGCATCCACGATGGTATCTTGGCATCGAAGTTGACGTGGAAGTTGATGTTGTTCTCGGAATAGTTCTGCATGAACTCCTTGACACGGTTGTAGAGAACGTGTACATCCTCGCCGGCACCCTGGAGTTGCTTCTGCAAAGCATTTATCCTGTTCTTGGTAGATGCAGACTTATTGCCGAAATCCTCTGTTGCATCTGCCGCCCGGTTGATATTATCTGCCTCCTCACTATGCAGCTTCTTTGCAGCTCGAAGTTCATAGAGATAACCAATCAATGCCTTCCTGGCATCGATTGTCTTGTCTCCTGTAAAACCGAAAGCATTAGCAAGATTTTCTGATTCGGATATCAAAGAAGCCTCTAACTGATTGTATTGTTTCAGATATTTCTGATACTCCTTTGAGTGCTCATTCAAGCCAGCCATCTTCTGTGCTAGCTCATCAAACTGCTTGATAACCGAGTCAGATACGATGTTCTGTATGCCGACGGCTATACCGCTGCTAGAGGTTCCATAATCCTTCAACTTACCCAAAAGGGCTTGCTGAGCGCTATCAACACGGTTGTTGTATTCTTCATTAGCCTTGGAGATAGCGTTGGCCCTGTTACGTTCCGTAGCCTCCAGCTTGATTTGCTCGATAAGCTCATTGGATTTGTCTATTTCCTGCTGCTTGACGTCCACAAGATTACTCTCGTCTTCCTTGATCTTGTCGATAGTAATACCGTAGTTCCCGTAGATGTTCGACAACTCCTTGATGGTGTCCTTATAGACCTTGGAACCTTCCTTTGCAGTCTTCAGAATGGATACTAGCGACTCGACCTTACTGGATGCCTCATTAGCGCTCTCAGTAAACTTTGATGTCTTAGTAGAAGCGTCTTCTGCACTATTGCCAAACAGCTTGAATGCGACAATGGCGGATAATACTGTTCCTACGACAAACCCTAAAATATTTGTCTTGCAAGCTAAATTGAACACTCTCATTGCTTGTGTTGCATTGCTTACTGCTTTAGCAAGCTCAATGAACCTAACTGCTGTATTAAGCGCAATGCGAGCCTTTTCTATAGCAGTAAGAGTTATCACGACAGCCTTGTAGGCTCCGTATGCTGTAACAGCGACCATTACAGCCTTGCCTACCGTTTCCCAATTCTCCACGAGGGTGGAAACAATGCCCAATCCTGTGTTGATGACACCCTCCTGGGATTTGCCGAGTTCATTGAACATCTGCTCGATGGCATCCTTGATGTTGCTTATCTGACCGGTAATGGTCTTGGACTGAGCTTCCATCAATCCACCGAACTTGCTACCCTCGGCTGTCATACTCTGCATTGCCTGGATGAAGACATCGCTGGTTACCTTGCCAGCCTTGATTTGCTTCTGCACCTCCTTGATGGCATTGGTAACGTCAAGTCCCATAACCTTTGCTATCTCGTCTGCGATAGGAATACCTCGGTTGAGGAACTGATACAAGTCCATAGTGTCCATCTTGCCCTTAGCAATGGTGGTACCGTAAAGCATCACGAGGTCTTTAAGGTTCAGACCCATACCTGCTGCCACGTCACCCAAACCGATAAGGGTCTTGTTGACATCCTCGGCTGCAACGTTGAAAGCCAGGAGCTGCTTGGCTCCCTCTGTTACATCCTCTACGCCGAAAGGAGTGATGGCTGCCGTTTGGATCATCTGCTTCATCAGAGCATCAGCTTTTTCCTCTGACTGCAACATCGTCTTGAATGCCATTTCCGTCTGCTGGAACTGACCGCGGACCTGCATCATCTGATTGACGAACTTGCCGATGCTCCAACCTCCTATGGCAATGTTGAAGCTATTCTGTATATTCGAGATTACATCGTCAATGGACTTTCCGTCTTTCTCGACCCTCTCAGCAGTCTGGTGAACTGCTTTCTGAATGTCACGAAAACCGGATACCACCTTGGCTGTCTCGACTATTGTATCGAATTTAATGCTTGGCATAATGTTCTATTTTTCCTTGAATTTATACTCTGTTATAAAGAATCGCCGGGGAAACACCAAATGTGAGTGTTCGATATGGGAACTTTACGTGCGTGCGCAGGAAGACTTCGGTTAAATCTCGGTCTCGGACTCTATTACCGCCTTCATAACCGCCTCCTTGTTGTTGCCATCGATGACCTCTTCCCCTGCTGCCGGTATATGGGCTTTCTTCCTCTCCTCGTCAGACAGATAGATTGAAGTAATCTTGTCTTTGAGCATGAGAGTCAGGTTGTTATACGATATTCCCCATACCACGTAATCGAAAGTCCATCCGTATCTTTCGCAAGCAGCGTCTATGAGTGTTCCCCATATTGTCTTACCTCCGAAGATAAAGCTATTCTCCGACTTCTTTGCTGCGTTGACTTTTGCCATACGCTTCGCTTCTTCTTCCATTCCTGTCTCTTTGGCTATTGTCTGGTATGAGTTAGCCTTAAGGATGATGATGAGTAGAGTGGCTATATCCTCATTGGAACATTCTTTGAAGATTAGCTCCGTCTGCTTGCTTACACATCTGGAATCTAATATTTCGTTCTTTGTATTGAGTGAGTGATATGCAATCAATCTGCAGCATGTCTCCCTTTTGGTGTTTGCAACTCGCAATGCTTCCAAGAATGGATCAGCTTGAAGTAACTCTTTGTCTAGCTCCAAGCTATCTACTAACTGCGACGTTAGGTACATCATGCCCAGTGTAGTAGGGTAGATGCTAACGTGAGCGTGCTCAGTATCAAAGCCTATCGGCATATCTGTGAGCGTATTCGATATAATGATTCCTAACTCTTCCATATCACTCGAATTTAAATTGTTGGCACCCAAGGCAGGACTCGAACCTGCGACTTTCAACCAGCTTTTGAAGACCCCTGGATTTCATGCGACGGACTATTTGGTCTCGCTCTTCCCCTGAGCTACTTGGGTAGGTTGCCGACTGATAACCCTCAGTCGGCGGAATGGATATTAGGATATGCCTATTTCTCTGCGTAGGTTTCCGTGATTTCAGCAGGAGCGGTTTCACCATCCTGCGGTTTCTTGAAAGTCAAGGCATACTTTCCTTCTGTTGTTCCCTTTGTGGCAGTAATGACACGCCAACGATAAGCACAATAGACGTCCTCACCCTTCGAGTTAACAGTCTTAGCCACCACGTCACCCTCTGGGATGAGAGCTGCGTGGGTATAAGTGATGGAAGCACCTTCTTCTGTTGTATAGCCCTCCTCGGCACCGATGGTGGTATTACCCATGTAAACGCCAGGAAGCTCGGCGTCTTCCGGTTGGATAGCTAAACGATAGTTACCCTCAATGATACCATCAATAGTCTTGAATGGCTGCGACTGGTTCTTCTTGATGAAGAGCTGATATACAGCCTCGTAGGTGGACTTCTTTGTCTTGCGGTCAACAATTCCGCCACCTTCCTCAACCTGGGTCATTGTATCGCCCTTCGTTGGAGTAACAGTAGTAGTGCCATCCTTTGGAGTTGGGAGCTTAGTCCACTCGTTCTTTTTGCTACCTACCTCTTGAACGTAGATAGTGCATTTGCCCCATGATGTTACTGACATAATTTAATCGTTTATGAGTTTATATTCAACTTGATTATTTATTACATGTTCTCCCGTGCTTGTTGCATATACCCTCTGCTCAATAGCGTGGGCAGCATATTCGCTCGTTCTGAACGTTTCCAAGAGATTCCAAGCCAGTTTGCAGATTTCGTCAACTCTGATAGTGTTCTCCTCGAACTGCCCATCTACGTCCTGGTCTTGTATATATATATTTACATTTATAATTGCCGTTTGAAGCTGCGTTCCCTCATTAGCCAAGATGGAGATAACGACATCTTCCTTATGAGAATTATGCGGTCTCATCGTCTTTGACAGCTTGCCATTGACGTTGTTCATGAAACCGCTTTCGTTGATGTACCGGTAAACATCAGTCTTAATTGCTCCGTCTGATTTCATATCTTCCACTTGTTTATTTCATTAACTGCTGAGTCTATTGCTGTCTTCACACGCTGCTCTACAATGGATGTGGCCCATATCTTCGTTGATGCGAGGACATCCTTGCTTTCCAAGGCTTCCACCTCTCCTGCGTATTCCATTCCGGCAACGACAACCAAAGCATAAACCCTGGAATATTCCTTAGCAAGGTCATTGATCATCTTCTTGCCCTTTACAGAGCCGTCTGTGCCACTGAGAACCTGCGAAAAGGCTGATTCCATATATTTACTTCCCTGCTCGTACACGGCGAAGCCTATGGAGCTTCTTAGGTTGCCCGTATGGTCTATCCAGCTTTCCTTGGCAGACCTGTCACGGATTCTAACCACAGATTCGTCTCCCAGCTTGCTCAATGCCTTAAGCACATTCTCCTGTATCTTCCTTGCGGCTCTATGTAGGAAGGCATCAAGAGCGGAAGCGCTGGTTGTCATTCTTATGCCCATATCTTACACTGGAGTTGATAACGATGAAATCCCTTGACCTTGATAATTACCTCCTCAGCCCCTAAAATATCTAACTTGATGAAATCTCCATAAGAGAACTTTTCAATTCCTACGGGTAAGTTATGAACTTCGTAGGAGTAGTAATCAATAGAGCCGTCAGATGTAACTAACTTGTTAGCCTCGCCAGCAGGAACTACATCACAAGTGCAGCAGAACTTCCACTCGGTCTTGCCCTGGTGATAATTTCCATCATCATCTGTATAGCCAGCTACCTTCTGCTGCCGGTATAGCTTTGAGGCATGAAAACTCAATAGACTCATCAGCAATTAATGTAAACTGTCGGCTTCGGAGTAAGTGATACCTCCTCCTCTCCGATAGAGTTATATAAACGATTGACTTGAACTAATATAGCCTTTCGCTGGTCTTCCGAGAGGGAACCTATTGATTTGTCCGCTTCGGAGAAGCTAACGGCTTGTATGAGAGAAAGCAGACAGTCGGCAAGCGTTCCTTTGTAGGCGTCACTTCTGGCAACGTCACCACTGAACTCTGATTCGATTTCGAGATCACGCTTTATGCAGGCGTTTTCCACGAAACCATAGGGGATAGGGAAGTGTATCTCATCCACCAAAGCTTGTCCGACCGTCTTCATGATTACTCAGCTTTAGCTGCGTTATCCTTGAACTCCTTCTTCTTTGTAGGAGGAAGCTCATTGTAGGCATCAATAATCTCCTTGTCACTGGCATCACTAGCAAGGGTGGCACCAAGAGCATTAAGGGTTGTGATGGCCTCCGGCTTCTTGTAGGTCACATCAGAGATTGTTACCTTAGCGTCCTCTGTATCTGCTTTCTCTTTTTCGGTGTCGACAGAAACAGTTGGGTCTGCCAGCTTAGTATTAATCTGATAGATTGTATCAACATCCTCGATGACAGGCAAGCAGTATGCCTGTACCGCAGTTGTCTCGCGCAATGGATCAGTTGTCGAATACTGAGAGATAAGCTTGTAATCAATCTGCTGATAGGTCACATCTGCCACTCTGTTGGTTGCCTCTGCTACCTGACCGTAAACGAGGGCACCAATCATCTGTGAGCAGACACCGATAATCATATCGTTGTTCCAAGGCTTAACGCTCTTCTTTACACCATCCTGCTCCAAGCGGACAGTACGGTTGATGATGCGGAATGATACACCGGTCTCGTCCAAGAATGCCTCCTGGAATACGCTGGCAGTAGGAACCGGCAGCTTTGTGTTGGAATCATAAGTCTGCCCCTTGTAGTTGGCAACAAGCTCGCGTGCGTCCTGTGCCTTCTTCAATTGGTCAAACTTAGCCTTTCCAATCCAGAAGATCAAGATGGTGTTGCCATCATTCGATGCTCGTTCGATACATTCCTTCAAGTCTGCAACGGTAATACCAGTATCAACGTTGTTGATGCCGAGCTGATTTTCTGGCAAGTACTGATACTTGATACGGAGCAACTCCTTTGGATTATCGTCGTCACGGACAGCTACGTAGCCGTTAGAAAGACCATACAGAAGTGCATACTCATTACGCTCATCAACACCGACATTACAAGCTACCGGATCCTGCGCCAGCTTACGGCGAATCTCTGCTGTCTGACCGCCCTGTGCCTCCATAAGTCGGAGAGAAAGAATATCTGACTCCTTCAAGAACTTCTTCATACCGACCTTCGGCAGTTTACCATTGGCGGTTGAAATCTTGTCACGGGACTTCAAAGGAACCGGAGAATCAACTGCCACGTAGTCAGCAGCTACGTAAGAGGTATCAACTGTGTCGGCTTCCCATTTGTTGTCGGTAGAATAAACGCGGCGGAGAATGGATGTATCCTTGTGGAGATACGTCATCTCGTTCTTTCGCTTACCGTTAATCTTCTCAATCAAGGTCTTCAAGATTGGGAAGAAACTCATGATATACTTAAGAAATAAAGAACTCTGTTGCATAAATCACCTCCTTAACCGATTGCATCGTGTCCCCACTGAAGAGTAGGAACGGCTGTTTTCAAAGCTGCCTTGATTGTATCGACAGGATAAGGGACAGCCTTATCATTAGCCTCACCTGCCGTCATAACACCTACATGAGGGGTATCTGCAGGAGCAGTTGTCATGCAGACACCTACATACTCGTGGTTTTCAGGAAGAGCCGCATAGGCATCACCTGTTACCGGCATTGGCTTGTATTCGCCAGACTTGGTATCACGAATGATAATGTGTCCGCACTGGATGAACTCTCCAGAGAAACCTGTCATGTCAAGAATGACACCACCCATGATGCCATTCACGTAATTTCTGATGATTACAGACTCCTTGCCTGAATCAAACGTTTTTGTCTTGCTTACGCCATACATAACTTTTAAAATTTAAAGATTACATAGTTTTGGCAAGCTCATCTATCTCATCGTCCTTGATAACCTCAACCTCATCCTTCTTAGGCTTTCTCTGAGCCGCAGGAGCTCCAAGTTTTCCGAGACCTTCGTTAGCACGCTCTTGATCGATAGCTGCCAAGTCCTCCACAACACCATCGAAAAAATCATCGAACTCAGATTCGTTCTCGAACTTCATCTTGTCGAAATTCTTCAAGACAGTCTTTCCGAACGTACCTTTGTCCTTAAGGAGTGCCTTCAGCTTAGAACGTCGGCCATCATTCTCACGCTCTGACTTCAAACCGATGATTTCGGTCAGCAAGGCTTTGTTCTGAGTAATAATTGCCTGTCCCCATGCTGGGATCTGCTCATCTTTCTCTTTCTTCTGTTTGTGGATTGGTTTCTTGCTGCCGGCAGGGTCGTCATCTTCGTCATCGACCTCGTCGTCATCCAAGTCTTGACTATCCTTAAAGCTCTGGATAGTACGCTGCGCGGTCTTTTGCGCAATCTTAAGATAAGGAAGAACCGCATTGACCTGCTTTTCAATCTCTGCGTTTACATCCTCGTCTGAGGCTTCTTCATCGAGTTCTAAGTTATTGGCAACATCGGCAGCAATACCCTCTAACTCCTCTCTACTGAACCCCAACGCCTTTGATTTGGGTTTCAGAATAACTAAAACTTGCTTCGTTCTTTTTTTCATTCTAACTAAATATTTAATTGAACAATAAATTCAACAAATATCCCAGTACGAAGCAATAGCAATAAGTAATGCTGCAAAATTATAAAAAAAGTATTTAAACACCAAATATATTACGAGGAAATATACTTAATGATTAAATACTTTATGATTACATATAAATATTAATCTGGATAATTGAGCTTATCCGGTCCAGCTGTGGATAGATATATGGAGAACATATCACATAGCTCTTTTGCTCCTTTTAAGTCGTTGAGCCTATAATTACCGCATTCCACTTCCGATGCACCTGGAATCGTCTTTGATAGCGAACACGCTTTAAAAGCTTCCACTATCATTTCCTTTATTAGCTTTGAAGTCCATGTACCTTTAAGGATAAGGTAAAAACCTGTAAGACATCCCATCGGACCAAAATACAGAACCGAATTGCTAAGAGGGCTATCATTGCGTAAGTAGTCCGCCATCAAATGCTCTATTGTGTGCGCGACAGCAGGTGACATCATATCTTTGTTTGGCTTGCACACGCGAATGTCGAATGTGGTAGCAGTCTCCATGCCCCATTTATCTACTCTTGAAACATAAAGACCCGGCTTCAGTTTCGTATGATCAACTTTAAAACTCGGTATCATTCTCTAATAATTTACAAACAACATTAAACGCCTTTTCGGCAAGACTATCCCAAAAACCTGCATACTGCTCGGTCTGGTTCGGCTCCAGAGGATTATCGCTAATAACTCGGATAGACGTAAATCCAATCCCTTTCTTGTAGCATACCTGTGCAAGGGCGGCAGACTCCATATCGATGGCGCATACGTTATACGAATTAGGAAGGAAATCCTTAATCGCCAATACCTGCTCTCTCGTAGTGACAAACTTATCTCCAGTTGCTATCGTTCCTAATCTGAATCTTTCATCCATATCAATCCAGGAGAAATCGGAAGGAAAGACTGCCGGCATACCTTGAACTTGCCCGTTGGCATTCGGATCTCCGCAATATACATCGTGGTAGCAGTACGAATTGCCAATCACGACATTACCAGGTTTCAATCCTGCAACAGCAGCACCGGCGCATCCTACCGAGATTACTCTTGTAACTTTGCTGGACGTATTCGATGAAAGAAATTCTGTCAAGCAAGATGCCGCATTAACCTTGCCAATACCAGACTTGATTAAAGCTATGTTTTGAACATTTTTGTAGTCAAGCCAATTCTTTGCAATCCATTCACTGATAAGGTCGTATTCCTTATCCATAGCGGTAACTATGACAATCATTGTGCACCTCCTTTCGTTAGCTTAAGCTTCTTGCAACGGTTGTAAATAGCGTTTTCGTCCACTCCAATCCTGGTTGCAATGGCTTTTACCGGGTACTTGCCATACATTCTGCGAATGATGAAATCCTCGTCAGCAATAAACACGTGGCTCTTGCTGATACCCATTTCCTTCATCTTACGATGGATGGCCCAATAATTACGATTGAGCTTCTTCGCAATCTCTGTTGTTGTCATCACCAAAGCATTAACCTTGATGTACTCAATCTCTTCTGCACTAAAATGTTTTCCTCTACTCATTATTTAAAATTTGGGTTCATTAAGCCGCCCAAGGCATTGTTTCTTATCTCTTAAAATCCTTACAAACTTCATCGAAAGAGACTTGACGCATTCCAAGATGCAATCATAGTCCATACCCATATGGACTGCAACATGTAAAATTCTTGCAAAAAGCGCAACTTTTAATCTTCTTCTTTGCCATATCACTTGAATTTGATGATGAAAAATTCATGATCTAACCACTTATCAGGGCACATACCTTTCTTAGGCTTGCCGATGGTAATGCTCTCTATCTCCTTTTCGATACGTGGGCTATCCTTGCGGTAGCCGTTAATGAAGAGGACGTGAGTATAAGGTTTATATTCCAGCTTGCCTATCACGCGACAATAACCGCCAAACTCATCGAAAAGCACCTCACCGCTTTCGGCTTGTTGGTTTACCAGTCGGGAAGCCCAATATGGCTTAATCTCCCGATACTCCTCTGTCTTCTCTCCGCTAAGTATCTTCTGATACCACTCATCGGCAAGATGAAGGGTCAATATTTTCTTTTCTGCCATATTACTTACTTTTTATCTGTACTTTTATCTACGACCTCTACATATTTCAATTTAGCAAAGCGGTATGAATGATACATTGCACAAAGATTTTTCACTTTAGAAGTGAAGCACTGAATGCAGCCTGTATAATCGTGAAATCCTAAGATGATATACTTCTCGTCAACATACCCTGCTACGTATGCGCCAATATCCTTTCCCTTATAAAGGGCGGGCTTTCCGCGATACGCATCAAAAAAGTCTTTGTTTGTCATGCGCGGTTTATTACAGTTAAATTCCATAACTATTACCCTTTAAGTTCGACTGGCTCGTCACTCCAAGACAATTCTCTTCCGATGAGTTTCTTGATACTGCCTTTGGGAAGGTAACAGCAACCGGTATTTGCGTACCTCTGCCCATATAAATATACGACAGAACAAATCCATAATGCATTACTTTCATTTCTACAAGGTTTTTCTGCAAAAATATGTTCACAGCCACCTTTATCTACTGCTAACCAAGACATAACTATTCCTCCATTTTTACTCCAAAAGGAGTGCCGTCGACAAAGGTGTAATTATTATATATCTTATCAAAGGGAAAAGGTTCTTCATCTACATCAGTAAGAATCCAATCTCTTTTTATAACCCCACAATGAATAAATACTTCTAGACCTTTATCGTTTATTTGTTTCACCCACCCAACCGGCTGATGCTTTTGCATTTCTTGCCAGCACTCTTTTGCATCCTTGAATGGACGGTACTTTGTCTCTGGCTTGATGCGATACTCTGTATGTTTCCAAAACTCAATCTCCTTCATTTCCGTCCAATCATTCGGAACATCTGAACCTTCTATAAAACTTGGTTTGGTTCTACACTCAATTACCCTTCCTTCTGCAAAAGCTTGCAAGATAGGATAAAATTCTTTAGCTTCAATTCTATTCATAGCTTTAATAATTTAGTTAAATACTTATCCATACTATAATACACTATCTGAGTAATAGTGTATACATAGAATGATTCACATTCTTTAGTTTCTTTTACTCGTAATATAGTACTTCCTGTTATTACCCATATTGCTGGTATGATTAAAGGCAACAAAGAACCTTCAATTACGAATACTATAGTACATATAGGAATCATAAGTAACACATATACTAATCGCTTCAAGATTTTCATATCAATCCTCCAACTCTATGTTTTTTCTGCTGCGTAGCCATCTTGTGCTTCCTCGCAAAACAAACCTTCGCAAAGCCAACCTATGCCGATGTTATATTTTTAAATAATGTTCTTGTTGCAATACTCACAGATAGCATCGCCGAATTTATTTTGTAATTCTTCTCTTGTCATAATAGCCCCAAATCCATTAATTTCCATTTAGCATATTCTTCTGCTACACTAGGCGCACTCAGTGCATGCATAGCCAAAAGATAGCCTTCGCAAGACGTTATATATTTTCCGAAAGCATTACGATAATCTAAATCTTCCTTCATGCTTTGTATTACGGATTCTTTACTCATTGCTTATCCTCCTTTGCCTTAAACATAGGGTCATCTTGCCACCAACTAACATATTTGCCTGTAGCAAGGTCTTCCTCTATTGGTTCTGTTTTATCAATTTCCAAACATGCAAGTATAACACATTGTGCTTTTGTTCTTGCATTTGCAAATCCACCAGAAGGAAGTATAGCCTGCCACCCGATATTATCAACTCTTAATATTATTGGCGAGTGGTGTTTGTAATATAATTGGTACATTCCGCTTCTGATTCTTTCTGTTTTTATTCCTGCTTGTCTTATCATCCATTCTATTCTTTTTACCCTCTCCATTTTACAGGAGAGGGTGGTTAGTTACTCTGTCACAACTTCCCAATCTTCCGCAAATACATCAGATACGGAAGGAACCCAAGAATCTGCTCTACCATCAGGATTGATGATGAGCATCTGATTAGTGTAGTCAATGTGAGGATTATCACGACTCATCAAGATGTCCTTGGCAGACTGAGGGAGCGACTGCATATTGGGGATGATTTCACCAGTGATATGAGAAGGAACCTGCTTCACGATAAACAATCCCTTACCATTCCAACCCTTACGTCTTACCGCAAGACCAGCCTTCAGTAAGTCAATAGCACCACCGAAGTTAACAGAGCCTACTTCACGATAGGCTTCCTCAAACGCACTCTTAGGAGACCAAGACTTATATCCGTCCTTGTACTCTACCAAGTAGCCATCTTCTTCAACGGTTGCTGGCTTCAGTTCTCTACCAAGCACTTTCTGTGCTTCTGTCATGGTCATAGGCTCTGCCATAATGACCTTTGTACCAATAAACTTTTTCATAATTACTTTATATTTATGTCCTCATATAGGATGGTTAGTTAATTTTCTTGATACTATCAATTTCTCCATAGTAAAGTACAAGCTCTCTATTAGAGCGAGTACCATCTTTCTTTGCAGGATTGACTCTTACCTCAATATCGCCAGTGAAATGGTTTCTATATTTCTCAGGAACAATACTTGCGATCCAGCATACATCACATCTGCGGCAGCTTACTTTGTCGTCAACCTTGTATGGAAGACTTTCGATATAGTCATTCACGCAAGAACAAATCTCATCGTTAGCATCATTGATGATGCTTTGTTGCTTGGCAACCTTTGCTTTTAATTCTTCTTTTGTCATATTCTATCTATTTATGCCCGAAGGCGTTAAACAATTATCTATTACATAATGTGCAACCATTACATATTCCGTATTTTTCGTTGCATGGAAGACATACTTCAATGTTTCTTGAACATCTGTAATAATCCTCACCATCATCTATGCGCTTACCACAGATATTGCAATAATGGTCATGGTTTGTATATAATCTTGCCATACCTACACCTCCATTTCGTGATTAAGTCCAAGACCGAAGAGAAAATGCTGGAGTTCGTGAATATAATGAACTTCAAATTTTAATGGTTCTCCACGCATATCTATAACCCAACCATCAGTCTTATTTTGATAATAAAGCTGAAAACAGGTATAATTGCCTTCTTCATTTTTATCACCTCCCATAAATACTTCTGATAAAGAAAAAACACTTCCGTCTTTTTCTTCTTTATACCAGCCATTTTTCTCTAAAATCTCTGGAGTAAGAGGAATCGGTAAAATATCTATGTCTTCAACAAAAGCTGTTTTTGTACTATTAGTTGAAATCAAAGCATATATCTTGCTTTGAAGAAAGTTTTCTCCAAAATTATTAATAGTATAAGTATTGGTTGCAAACTTTACCAAATCTCCTGGAATGTATTCTAACTTATCCATACGATTATTCTTTAAGTTTATTGAACTTATCCTTGTAAGGACAATCATCGGCTACAGACTCTATATTGTAGCTTTCCCCTTGCAGCTTACAAGATACACAATCACCATATCCGAAGTTCCATACAATAAAGTGTGGGCATTGGATTTCCTTACATATTTTCTCTATATCATTCATACGCTTTATTTTATTCTTTTAAATCTGATAATAGCCTCTACGTGCTCATATGTTTCAGATGAATATAAATAAAAGAAATAACCTCCACGGCTATGATCAATACCTTCAGAAGCGTTAACATCCACGTTATTAAAAGTGTAAATTTCAGTTTTACCATCAATGAAAGTAAGCTCATACACTCTTGTCTCGGTTTTAATCGGCATTCTTTTACACGCTGCAAATAACAATGCAAGTAGTATTGCTAAAAATATTTTTTTCATACGCTTTACTTTTTTCGATGATTAAACTTCTTTATAGCATCTTTCTTAGAAGCTGCCATTATTTTAACACCCTTAACGACAAACTCATGCTGCGCCTTTGGCTGACACTTCTGCTTGTTAGAAGGAATATTGCCGCTTGGTGCGTCAAGTCTAGGACTTGAACACCCGAAAATATCATCTTGTGCATAAGCTGCCGTAGCAGCCATTATTAACGCCATTCTCATTAAATTTCTACTCATTCTTATCTCCTTTCTTTTTAGGGACATACTCATCCAACTTTTCATCAAACTCGTAGCAGTCTGGGCAGTAGTGCTTATCGCCAATCTCTGCCCATTCGCTTTCCATTGCTTGCTCTTTGGCTGTTCCTTCGTCCAACCAAGCCACAATGCCATTAAACTCTTCAATGAAGGTCTTTCCACATCTGTCACAAACGACAGAGTACATAGTAACTGACTTAATCATGGTTGCATTCTTTCAGTAAATCGTCAATATATATCCACCTCTTGATAGCATAGTCGCTGCGCTTAAAACTAGATTCATCCCAACCAAAGTTGGTTAGGTGCGAAGTAACATAGTCTATCTCATCCGTCATGTTGAGTGGTCTATGATACACAACTTCTACCAAACATTTATGGTACTTTTTGGGATTTTCATCAATAGCATGCCACAAGTCTTTAATAAACTCATTGATAGCCCACTTAGCACCTATTCCAATAGCTTCTTTGATGTCCTCTTTGTAGAACATTTCCTCTTTAGCATCATTGTCGAAGACTACTTCTTCACCATTTAACAGAAATCTATCTTCATAGATTTCTTCCTTTGCAGCTTCTATTTTCTTATCGTCTATCATAATCTACCCTTTCTTTTTCTAAGTTCTAACATTCTCCTAGTTCTACGGCTTTCCTTGCCACTAAGAGGGTTGCCAGCGAGTTTTACTTCTGGGATTTCATAATTCATATAGATGGAAGCTTCTTCATTGAGTGCCTTAACTACTTCTTCAGTCAAGGCTTCTTTAAGTGATACACCAGTTGGTGTTACAATTATCTTTGCATCCATAATTAAATCGACTTTTGCATTAAACAACGTTGATAGTGGCTCATACTATTAAAAGTATCTTTTGATGTTTTTGGCAACTCCCCATAATAAGGAGTGACTTTCAATCCATCTATAAAATCGGCATTCTCGGTATACACTTCGGTATTATGGTCATTCATATATACTTTCTGTGCTGATGTAGAATGGCTTTCTGCTCTCAACTTACCAAGTGAACGCCAAACCTGTTTACGATGGATGAACAATCCATGCAAAGGAATAGTTCTTACTTCTACTTTTGTTCCCATAATTTTAACCATTTAAAGATGATAATAACTATTTGATACCCTTGCGCCCAAATCGAAGCAGCCCACGGCATCCGGCTTTAAGAAGCGTTTCTCTAACTTCCCCAATGCCTCTTTATACTTCTGCTCCATGTGCTTACAATGAAGCTTCTGAGCAGTTTTAAGTTGCTCGACAATACCCTTGCGAGCAACTCTATATTGTTTATCGGACATCATAGCCTTATTCGTTCACATAGTTGATTACTTGCTCTTGACCTTGCTCATGCAAGTTGTCAAAAGCGTCTTCTATAACTTTGGCTGTCTGATCGCCATTAAGGTTCTTCAGCATTTCGCCAACAACTTTTACCTGTTCTTCTATAGGTAAAGAACAGAACTCTTCAACAAGGAAGCTTTTCTGATAATTGTAAGACATATCGTGAAATAAGTCTGATAAATCTACGTTTGCTTTATATACTGACATAATCTGAAAATTTAAAAGTGATGTTATTTATTAAAGGTATCTAAATACCTAAAAGTATAAGGTGCCAATCTGTTAACGATCTTCTTCAACTCCATCAATCGTTTTTTGTATTGCTCTGGAATCTGGTGAAAGGTCTTTCCTTGAATCTTATAAAAACCTTCGTGGGTTTCAACATATTCAATGAGAGCGTCGAGCAAGTAGGCTTGCTCAAAGTGAGTTAGCGATAATATTGTTTCTTTTGCCATAATCTTAATCGAAAATATGATGGTTCAACTTTCTCTTTCTGAGGTTTCTCTTAATCACTTCCATATCCTTGTGGTCGTTAGTGTGGTCCGCAAGAAGCTTGATGATTTCATAGATGTCATTTGCGTTATCCTCCAGGTTATCGCAAATGTTCTCGTCACCAAAGAAACTCTTGTTAAAGGGTTTCAGATGGAAGTAGTACTTCTTAGCTGCATCCTGCATCTGATTATAGTGCATCTTCTGCTCTTGCTTGTACTGAACATTTAACAACTTGAACATAGATTGTTCATCCTTGATGAGCTGATCCAATACATCAGTTACCATTGCAATCAAGCAGCCATTGACCTGCAGGCGTTGAATAATCTTTTCCTGCTTTAAGCCAGATGTTACACCCAGCTCTGAGAGTGTAACCTTCAAATCGTTTACTGTAACTTTCTCTTTTCCCATTGTCTTACTTTTAATTGTCAAACCATAAACCTGCATATCTCCATTCCCAGTGAAGGCAAGTGTCATTAGGCTTCTTGCCTTCACTATAGCATATCTCGGAAGCTATGCAATTACTACATATATGCTTCATAATCATGGAAGTTTAGATACCATATAATCTATCTCCTTATCCGTAAGGTCCAGATTGTTCTTGCGTTTGAACTTGATGATGGCATCAATTCCAACCTCGCCTTCAACCAACTGGTAGATGGCATCCTCATCAAATCCCTTGTCGAGAACCTTAATAAGCTCCATTCCCAAATCATGGATTTTCTGCTGAAACTCCTTTTTGAGGTCTGCGTTAATTCGCTCTAAAGCTTCTGCTTTATGACTGAATCCGCATCCGCCCTCAATGGCGAAGTCGTTACTGATGTTCTGACACATCTGATCAATGTCCTTGCTACCGAAGAACTGAGCGAAATAGGTATCACCCTTTAAGGACTGTAGAATATCGATTTCTTCTTGCTTTGTCATAACTAATCCTCCTTGTCTAATTCATCATACTCTTTACGTAACTCAATGAATTTATTTGTGAAGTGGACCATATTATCTTTCAAAAGTGAAAGCATATCTTTATGGTTGAGAATGTCGCCAACCGCTGTGTAATACTTAAGGTTGTCGTTTGCATCAAGAAGGTCGAAGCTACCGCAGCATGCAACATTGGTGTTGAAAGACTCTTCCTGGAAATTACCAACTTTAGCTTGATAGCGAATCACCAAGTCTCTGTCTCTTTCGACTCCTTTCAAGTTCAAGTGAACGATGAGTGACTTGTAACCTAAGTCAATACCCTCTACCTCCCAATCAGGGCAAACAGAAATAATGTCCTTTATCTTCTTTTTGGCTGACTCAAACATGTTCTCGATGTTCTTTCTAACCTCTTCCTTCTTTGTTTCGACTGAATTGTTCATAATCTTTATAATTTTAATTGGTTCAACTTGTAAGGTAGGCTCTGGATAGTCAAAAGTACTACCTTTTATCTATATGCAAAGGTACGAAATTTTTCTGATATATGCAAATATACTAATGATTATTTTAGTTAAAAATACTAAAACTATTAAATATATGCGAATATATCCGTAATTTTGCTAAATCAAAACTTCGAAGATTATGATAGATTTTAATGAACTTTTTAAAAGAAATGACGTTGGCAGCATCATAGGAGAGCTGAAACAACGCGTGTTGGATATTCCACTTTGGAGTACCCTGTTGTCTGAGTATGAGCCTATGCTCCATGAAATCGTAAAAGACCACGTAGGCAGACAGGACAGAACGCTTGATGACGGAATAGTAGAAAAGGCAGCTAGATTGCCTATCGGATTGGAGAAGCTTCTTACACGAAGAATCTCTGAATTTACAATGGCTATACCGGTCAAGCGTGTATATACGTATGATCAGAAAGACGAGGAACTGAAGTCGATTGTGCGTGCCATCGAGAAAATCTACACCTGTGCACACATTGATGCCGTGAACATGCACAGAGCAAAGTGCTATTACGCCTCTTGTCAGATGTTCACACTTTGGTACACGCAGAAGAAGCCCAACAAGCTCTACGGCTTCGACAGTCAGTACAAACTGAAATGCAAGACATTCTCTCCAATGGACGGAGTTGACATCTATCCTTATTTTGATGAGTATAACGACTTGCTTGCTCTGTCATTCGAGTATAAGCGTAAGGTTACTGACACAGAGCACACCTTCTTCGAGACCTATACCGCAGACCATCATTACAAATGGGACCTGTCTTCAGACGATGAAGAGTCTGGATGGAATCTGGTGGATGAAAATGAGATTTCTATCGACAAGATTCCTGCCGTGTTCTGGTACCGTCACAAGCCGTGCTGGGAAGGATTGACACCTATCCGTGAGAATATCGAGTACACAATTTCCCGAAACAGCGATGTTGTGGCATACAATTCCGCTCCTGTCTTGAAGATTGCCGGTGCCATCGTTGGAATGGAGCGGAAGGGAGAGAGCAAGAGGGTGTATAGAGTCAGCGAAGACGGCGATGTTAGCTACGTATCTTGGCAGCAGGCTATCGAGGCTCTTAAGTATCACGTTGACACTCTCGTCAAGCTTTACTTCATGCAGTCCCAGATGCCGGACATCAGTTTCGAAAATATGAAGAGCCTTGGCAATATCGGCTACGATTCAAGAAAGACACTTCTCATGGATGCCCATCTTAAGATAGGAGAGGAGAAAGGTGCATGGATTGAAGGCTTCGAGAGAGAGGCCAACGTCATAAAGGCGTTCCTTTCCAAGATGAACACGAAGTGGGCAGCTAGAATGGATGAGATTACTGTAGATCACATTATCACTCCATTCATCCAGGAGGATGAGAATACTCAGATTGACAAATGGCTTAAGGCTAACGGCAATAAGGCTCTCGTCAGCCAGAAGGAATCTATTCAGCGTGCTGGTCTTTCCGATGATCCAGACAAGACTTTCAACGAGATTCAAGGAGAAGAGGAAGCAGAGGCTACAAGAACAGCAGCTACTATGCCTAACTTATTCTCGGAGGAATAGCTATGAGAAAGAAGAAGGAAGATAAAGTGCAGCATTTCTGCCGCGAATGTGCTCATGCTACTGATTTTCATAGTATGAACCTTAAAGGACAGCCTATCCTAGCCAAATGCCCATATCAAGAATGGAGCGTTCTTCTCAACTGGGATTGCTGTAAACACTTTAAAATGAAATTGTATGAAAAAGCCAAAACTGCCTAATCAGAAAAAGGCATATAAAGACCTTGGCAAGAGACTGAACGCTTATACCAGGAAAATCATTTCCATCTATGAGACTCTTGCCAAGGAGTCCGCTAAAATCGCCACCTCCACCGACTTCGATGGGGATGGCGAGTTCTCTTTTGATGATTACCCTAGAACAGAAAAGAAGGTGAACGCCTTGCTGGATTACTATTCAAACAATATGCAGGCATTGGTCTATAATGGCATATCGGATGAATGGAAGAACAGTAACACGCTGCAGGACCTACTTGCAAAAAGGGTAATCGGTAGCTTTACGAGAAAGATAGCGGATGCAAAGCAGAAAGCTTACTTTGAGCACAATAATGCAGCCAAGAAGGCTTTCATGGAGAGAAAGATTAAAGGTCTAGGTCTTTCAGAAAGAATATGGAACCAGAGAGCTGATGTAAAGGAGGCTCTGGAAAAATCTCTGTCTGTCGGCATAGAGAAGGGTATGAGTGCTGTTAAACTCAGCAAGAAGGTCAGCAAGTACCTTAATGATTATCCATCACTTGCCAAAGACTATAAGAAGAAATACGGAAAAGCCATAACCATTCAGAACTGCGAGTACAGAAGCGTGCGCCTGGCACGTAACGAGATAAACATGGCCTACCGTTCTGCAGAGCAGGAAAGATGGGTTAGGATGGACTACATTAGAGGCAAAGAGATAAAGCCGAGTGGAAACCACCCTAAGCATGATATGTGCGATGAATTGGCAGGTATTTATCCGTTGCCATTTGATTGGAATGGATGGCATGTAAATTGTATGTGCTATGCTATTCCTATCGTTATGAGCGAGGAAGAATATTGGGGCGTAGGTCCTAAACGAAGAGTGTCTGAGGTTCCTAAGCAGTTCAACGACTATATCAGCAGAAACGAATCCAAGATTCTGTCATCTAAGAGCATTCCTGTATTTCTCACAAACAACGAACAGTATATTACTTCTAGTGTTGTCTTGAAAAGCGAACGGGGAAAGCAATTCTTGTCACTGAAAGGCGACAAGGAATATACAGATGTGGCAATGAACTCTAAAGGCGGTCTTAAGGCTACTCACGTCAAACACGAAAAGGCAGACGAGAACCAAGAGCCATGCCTTGGTAAAATGACTGGGTATGATCTGGAATATGAATTGAGAGACTTGGCTTACAATAACGGGCATAGTGTTATTTTATGTAAAGAGGGTGAAAGAATGCCTAATACTACCAGCCAATACAAATCTCTCGATATGATTTTTGATGGTGTGCGCATGGATATAAAATCTGTTTGTAGTTATACCTATAAATACAGAAATCAAATCAAGACCAAAAATAAACAGCTGAGTATTTGGAATGCTCAGCAGAATGACAATAGCAATACCGTTTGTCTTTATTTCCATGATAAGAAAATGTTCAAAGACGAAAGCGTTGTTGAGAGCTATAAAAGTTTTGTTAACGTCGCTAAACAGAACAAACAGCCAATAGTTGCCAAGAATATAGTTTGCGCTATAAAAGATGGCGAAAAATTGATAATAAAGAGATATTCTTTCTAAAAGCGAAGCACTGAAACCATCCAAGGTCAAACAGGCCTCATGGGCGCCCCTGCCTGACTCAATTTGGGCTTAGGTTCCGGATGAATTTCAGTGCTTTTTATCTTTCTCCTTTACCGCTGCAAAGGTAATATTTTATTTTGGAAAATCCAAATCTTTTTCCGAATTTTAATTGGTTCAAGCCCTCGCTGGTGCATTTAATGTCTTGTAAGCCTCGAAAGCCAACGTGCTCACGTGCTCACTGATGGTGGTGGAGATTGTCATAATGTCTCCCATAAGGAGCATCGTCTCTCCCTTTCCGACCTCCGTGATGAGACTCAAAAGGCAGTTGATTTCATCCTTAAGCGTCTCGGCTTTCTTCATCAGCGGTGTTGGCGGCTCGACCTTGACCTCTTCCTTCTTCTCGCCAGACTGAGAAGCAATACTCTTCTCAACAGCCTTCGGCACTCTCGGCTTCGGGAGGTTGCAGATGATGTTCTTCTCCTTCAATGCGAGAAGCCAGCGTCTGCCTCGCTCCGTCCAAAGAGGTCTTCTTGTGTACTTGCCCTTGATGATATGGGTAGTCACCTCAGTTAGCTGATAGGTGGAGTAGGGACTTGTCAGCATCCACTCATAACCCTGGTTGAACGCAAGGCCAACCTCCTTCAGCTCTTCGTACAGCTTCTGTGCGCTGCTCATGCCCAACTCCTTCGCCATCTGCGTAGTGGAATAGACACCCTTTGTCATGTCGCACTTCTGCACTCTCTTGAAGCATTCATCGATTCTCTCCTGGAGATCACCCATGATTTCCTTCTGTCTTGTTAACCACTCCTGGTCCTTTTTAACTTCGACCAGCATTTCCTTTGCGAACTCTTTCAAGCTCATGTCTGCATTTGTTGCCATAAGATTTCTGTTTTAAGCAACCATCAAGCTCATTTTTAAAGAAGGGCAGCCGCTTGTCACGCCCTCAGAAATCAGCCTAAGAGAACCAGCGTCCCGGTCTTATCTCCTTGGCAGGTCGTAACGTTGCAGTTGCCCTTGTATGTAGTTGGCTCTTAGTCAATTTTACGACCTTCTTTCTATATGCAAAGGTACGAAAATTTTGTCAATTTACCAAATATTTTAACCTAAATTACAAATTTAATTGGCTGATAATCAATGAGTTACCAGTCTGTGTTTTGTAATTTTGTTATAACGGTTAATGTATTCTCCATACGTTCTATAGCTTCTTTAAGAAATTTCTCTTTCTTTTTATTTGCCTCCTCGGCTTTTTCTTTTTTACTGTCTCTTGTAGCAATAGCCACATCCTTGTTTATCCTTACAGCATCTTTAAATGTTAAATCGGATTTCTCCAACGATTTTTCTCCAAGAATATCATAAACAGTAAATCCTCCATCCATTATTGGCATGTCAATTTTTGCCTTTCCGTCTTTGACCTCGATATTCAACTTGTAGAATCCTGCCATTTTAAAATCACTATTATATAGCGAACCTGTTTTTGCAGCATCTACAGCCAAACTAATACCTGCGGTAATATAGGCTAAAGCTGCTTTACCTAAAGTGAATTTCTTAGGTTCTTTCCACCAACAATATTCTATCAGGTTATCTGAAAATGCCCGAACACTAATAGCTTTATCAGGAACTGAATTTGTGACATTTTTTGCATCATTGAAATATTTTACAACATTAGTTAAGATTCCGTCGTATATATCATGTGCCGTTTTGCCAGGATATTCTACAACAATATAAGACTTTCCGTCATGAGATACGAAATCACAACTATTATTTATTGCTAATTTTATATCCTGTGCATTAGCAGAGAAACAGAATAATGAAAATAGAAGTGGAAAAATCAATTTCTTAATTCCCATATGATGCGCCCGTCATGCCGGTAGCTAAGCTTTAGTTAATAATCCGTCTATCAGATTAATAACGCATCATATGGTACTTTATTGTGTTGAACCAAAAAAATCAGCTAATATTTTTGAGTTCCTTTTCTCGCCCTGCATTCAGCTGGCGGTACTCATTGAAATCTTTGTAGTGCTCGACCTTACCGTAGAGCTTCGGGTGGTCCATCATCTTGTCAATCATTTCATTGGAAAACTCATGATATCCGAAATCATAGTCTCCCTGGACGGAACCCATTCCCTGGCTTCTCGACGGCTTGTAATTATAGGTAAAGTTGATGCCTCCCTCATAGGAGTATCTAGCAAGGCTATACGACAGGAACTTACCATCCTTTCTTAAGATGTACCCATACGTCTGTGTCAAGCTAATGACGCGATAGCCCAGCTTCTTGATTTCTTCCAGATTATCTTTCATACGCATCATACTGATGTCTTCTGAAAAGCGCACATTTCTTACATTGAACTCGCTGTGTAAATTGATGTGAAAATCGAGCTGGTCGATATCCCAATCATCCGGGTATATGAATTTTACCAATCTCTGCAGCCCTCTCTTATAGTTAATGAGAACCGCAAGAGTTGACTTTGGCTTGTAATTTCTCTTAATCTTAACCTTTACTTCCATAGTTATTTCTTCTTGAATTTATAGTTTGGGCAGCTTCTCTTGTTTCCCATCACAAGAAGTACCGGGAACAGCAGACCGTGCCTACAACCATTTCCGTGCTCGTCAGCAGCCTCGCAAGAGAAGCAGCCGTAATACTCGTTAATATTTAATGCTGCCATTACTCGTAATCCCTAATGTTCAACAATACTGGAAATCTCGGCACTCCAGCGTCAGAATACCCTTGATGCTGAACAGTCGCCGCCATACCTATCAACTCGTCCTTATCGGCTAAATATTGGGCTCTGAGTGACCTTGAACCTACCGGACGGGCACAGAACTCGTACTCTCCACACTTCAGTTTGAATATAGCGGTACCTGCATCATTGCCCTCCGCTTCCAAAACATCGACCACCTTGAACTCTGTCGTGTCGAACGATTTCAGCTTCATAAGGTCATTGCTTCTACCCTCGGTATAGGTTCCATCTGCATTTCTGATAATGGCACCCTCGTAACACGTAGAAACAAATATCTTGTGCCATCGCTTGATGTCTTTCTCTGAATGGGCAACGAAAGTCTGCGTAAGGTACACCGGTCCGTTTGGATCAATGGAAGCAAACTCCTTCTGCAGAACTTTCCATCTGGCAGAAAAACTTCCCGGAATCTGTGCATCGTAGATAACCATACGTAGCTTGTCGGTCATAGCAGAACGGCACTTGACGGCAGAACATATCTGCTGGAAGGTCAATTCCTGGTGGTTGTATATCTCCCCATCCAAAGGAAGCATACCGCGGTGTTTCTCTCCCCAAGCCTTAATCTGAGGAACATCATATTCCTTACCGCCTCTCGATGTGAGGTGAATCTCTCCGTCTTCTCCTTGATGAAGGATGCAGCGAACTCCGTCGTATTTAGGCTGAACGAAGCAAGGAAACTTCGTCTGTGACGGATAATATCTTGTTGCTAACATTGGTTTCATACGCTACTTAATATCTGAGGTTATTTTAATTCTCAATGGAGTACCATTCACTCTGTGCGTGACGAAAGACTCCAGGTCCGTATAGAAGCTACTATAGCACTCAACAATAGAGCTTTCTACTTCAATGGTGATAATCTTTTTCATAGCCATTTCCCGTATCTTCTATGAATCTCATCGTAAATGTATGCACCACTCGTGTTCGGAGCACTGAACATTAAGATGATGTCGTTATCTACCTTAATCTGATTTGTCCTGACAACCTTATCATTCTTGACGTGGTCACAATAGACCGTGTTGCAGGAGTGATATAGGCGCATCGTGCGCCCATATCTGTCTGTTCCTATATTCTCTTTGTACATGGCTAGTCCTCCAAATTTACTCCAAAGGCGGCACATACAACATCCTTGATGTCGTCCGTCCATCCACAAATTCCGTAATACTCCAGCCAATGGTCCATCAGCTCTGTGTTTGTCATATTGGCTACTTGTTGCTCACTATACTCAGCATTTTCTACAAGAAACAACATCAATTCATTCTTATCCATATTACTTGATTTTATTAATGTCACAAACTAATACATTACCTACTATTACGTCTCTGAAGCCTGCTATGTTCACAAGCATCGTGGCGTTCTCGTTCTGAGGAAGGTCGTAAACCTTGCCTTCCTCATTAACAACCATCACCTGCGACTTGCTGAGTCGGACCAACTCGATGTGTCCACCAACAAATCCTCTCAACTCCTCCAAGGAGAAATCCGTTCCGTTGGATGGCTCCACATTCTTCTGGGCGCCATCCGTGAATATTACTGTTGACAACATAGGCTAATCATTCTCTTTGCATTGTTAATAGAATAAGTCTGTGTCTGACCATCGATATAGACGTATCTCTGACCGAACATATCCTCAAAAACCTGGATGATGTGCTTCTTGTATTTGAGAAGCTTTGTTTCAAAAAGACCACTCATAGCAGTTCCTCCTCCTATATTAAGCGATGGTGGTCTCGTACAACTTCTTGGTTTCCTCGAACTCCTCTTCTCCCTGGAACAATCCGCAATCTGCACTCTCGAAGCCCCAGTCCTCTGCATCTCCATCAAAGATGCCATATGCTGAAACTCGGAACAATGTAGGAGCAACTGAAGCTATCTTGATTGCCATCTTTCCAGATGCTATTCTCATAAGCTCTGAAACTTCATTAACTGTCATTCTCTCGAAGCGAGCATAAACTAAATTCTTCATAATCTTTATAATTTTAATTGGTTCAACTTGTAAGGTAGGCTCTGAATAGTCAAAAGTACTACCTTTTATCTATATGCAAAGGTACGAAAATTATTTGATATATGCAAATATACCAAGGATTATTTTAGTTAAAAATACTAAATTATAATAGGCTGATATTCAAATAGTTAAGGCGCCTATTCTCACGAGCAAACGCCTAGTTAACATAGTGAAAAAGAAAATTACAAGAAACCGCCACGTCTGAGCTGTGCATCGGTGGCATTGTTAAGCCACTCCTCGCACTTCTCTATGATACCCGTACAAGCGTCCGGCGCATCATCGTAAGCGTTATATCCTTCCTTTCTGTAGGATTTCATATCATGGGCGAACTCCGGCCACAACTGTTCCCAATTAGAGGGGAAGACTAATTTATTATTTACCTCGCTGGAGCGAGTGAAGATTCTGATCTGTTTGTTCTTCGATTGCGTGAACGTTACGAACTGGGTGATTCTGTTTCCGTGTTCCCTTGTTATGCGCTCGACATTGCGGGCATAAGAGCGTCCACCGTTGTTACTTTCAACGAAACACACATCTGTCTGATTGCGCTTAACCATATTGGCTTGCGCTGGTTCCGTGTATTCCATCGGTCGCTTGGTGTATAGAACATCGGTAACATAATAGCCGTCATCGTGTGCATCGAAGCATATAGAGCAAAGGAAGTCGAAACCGGTATCTGCCGAGTCGGTGTAGTTGCCAATCATTCTTGCATACCTTCTGTCCGGCAGCTCATCGTATGTTCTGAAGGCATGGTACATAAGACCTTCCATAGGGGTAGGGTTCTGCATGTACTGTGTCTCAAATACGAACTCGCTGGCATGCTTGATTTTGTACAGCTCCTCCAGCGTATGCTTCCATGGCCACAAGGCTCGTTCCTTTCCGTCCTCGTCTGTCTGTATTACCGGGAGGGAGACAACCTTCCACTCATTCGGCTCAATCTCTTGGAGATAACCGCACAAATCGTGCTCGTGCAACCTCTGCATGACGATGATAATTGGCGTGTGACGCGAGTTTACACGGTTACGGATGGTTGTCTCGAAACGTCTGTTGATAGACTCTCTGACGTTATCAGACAAAGCATCGTCCGGTCGTAAAGGGTCATCGATAACTATGGCTCCCGAAAAGTGACCGGGGTTGAACGTAGCCATAAACTTATCCATGTTCTTTATGTCTTCTTCGGTCCAGTCTGGTTGACCTGCACCAAAACCTGTGATCTGACCCAAGGTAGATGTAGCATACTCACCACCACCTGCCGTTGTGCTCCATTTTGATCTGGTGTTATCGTTCTTTCTGATTTTGACATTCGGAAATAGTGTTTGAAAATATGTGGAAGTTATCGTGTCCTTGACTGCCATTGAATTGTCCTGGACGAGACTTCCGGAATAGGATATGTGCAGAAACTTTGAAGCAGGGTTCAGCGCAAGACCATATGCGATAAACATCTGTGAACACAAGAGGGTCTTTCCGTAACGAGGGCTGATATTGATAATCAGCTTATTCGTCTTTCCCCTTATCACATCCATGAGCGCATCACATATAATCCTGTGATGTTCGCCTATTACATACTCACGTCGAGCAGTATAGGCGAACATCTTAGTAGTGAATTGCAGCAGGGACGATGCCACTAACTGCTTATGAAGAAAACGTTGTTTCTCAAAGTCCATTTATCTTCTGTAATTCTTTAATATCATCCAAGGACAGCTTAGGGAACTTGAAGTCCTCGCCATCCTTGCCAGTTACTTCTTGAATATGCTTGTCTGCCAATCCGTTGAGCCTTGCAACAATGCTGGAATCAAACTGATGAAGCATGGCGCCATCAATCTGCTGGGCCATCACGACATTCTCAATCTGTGTTATCACCTGCTCAAAGCCTGGTCTCTTAAGATTACCTCTCTTGAAATCCGCCCATTTCTGAACGATGCCACAGAAAGCACAAAATCCGACAAGGGTATAGGCTCTTCTGAAAACCCTTACCTCTTGTCTCATGGAATTTGTGGATTTGCCGCTGCCGCCTGCAATGGAATTGCTACCAGTCTTTTGCTGCCAAGGGTCGTTTTCAACATCATCACAGTAAGCTACAAACTTATCCCATAATTCCTGAGAAGACTTAATCTTGTATGGTCTTCCAACAGGATTGGGGATTCTATGTACGAAAGACTTTACTTTCGGCTGTGATGATTCATCTGTCATGGCTTCTTAACTTTTACTAGTTTACCGCAAGCGGAACAATTATACTCATAATACTCTGAAGGCTTGACCTGGATATTCTCCTCAACGCCCTTCATTTCCTCCTTGAACTTCTGGTCCTTCTGGGCTTCCGTTACGACCTTCTTAGCCGTATGGTTAGTCTCAGCCTTTGAAGGTGCGGCCGCAGGTTTCTGTTCCTTTGGCTTAGCGTTGAGTCCAAGCATACCGGCAATGCTCTCATCGAAAGCAAACTGAATGCTGTTAGGATCACCGAGATAGGAGAGCTCCTTGCGAAGCTTCTTCTCGTTCCAAGTGGCAAACTCGGACGTCTTGTCATCAGCGATTCTATACTGCTTAATCTGCTCGTCAGTCAGATAGTCGACACGGATGCATGGAACCTTATCCATTCCCAATGCCTTAGCAGCCTTATACACACCGTTACCGGTTACAATCACGTTGTTCTTGTCAACAGAAATAGGCTGAGTGATGCCGAAATCCTTGATGGACTGCATGATTGCCTGTACTGCCGTCTCGTCGGTCTTGTGCGAACCGTCATGAGGCACGATACTGTCAATAGGTAACTCAATTACCTTGTCATTAATCTTAATCTCTTCCATACCTGTTAATCCTCAATTTCTATTGTTTCCATATTTCCGCAATATGGGCAAACGACCTTCATATAGTGTGAACCATCCTCGCGCTCTTTGAGAACGAACAAATCCTTGGCAGGGTCTTCCTCCTCATCCGAAGGAGCTTCCTCGTTTTCGCCAGCCTCTTCATTGGATGGAGCCTCGAAGTTCTCCTCATCAACCTGAGAATAGTCTTCCTGGAAGCCACCATACTCTTCTGCCTGCTGGTTGATGCTGTCGAGAGAGAAGTTGAGCATCTGATTGATGTCCTCAAAGAAGAATGCCTGCATATCGGTAGGAACCACCATGTTGCGCAATTCTTCCAAAAGCTGGTCTTCATCAAAGGAAGACTTCTCTGCCAGCTTGTTATCGAGGATGCGATACTTCTTTGCCATTTCGTCGTCCATATCCGAGTAAACGACAGGAACGAACTCCATGCCCAACTGGTAAGCAGCCACGTATCTTGTGTGACCGGCAATGATTACACCTGCCTTATCAACGAGGATAGGCTTAACGAATCCAAAACGCTTGATACTCTCCTTCGTAGGCTCAACCGCATTCGTGTTGTCACGAGGGTTGTCATAGTAAGGAAAGATTTCACTGAGCTTAACTGACTTTACTTTCATTTCTTATCCTCCTTCTTCTTGGCTGTCTCTCTTGCTACGCGTCTCTCGTCGACAACCTTTTCGATAGCCGCATTATACTTATAGCTCTTGAAAATCTTGGCGAAACCGGTAACATACTTAAGCTTAACAAGCTCTTTCTGCTCCAGACCTACCTTTTCGCAAATCTCACGCTCTGACACACCATCTCTGAGCATATTGAAAACGATGTTTACCATTCCATCGACAGAGTGACTTCCACGGGCACGATTGTGTCTTACGGTTGATGCCATACGCTGGTCAATGTCCTTATCTAAGACTACAATCGGCAGCTTTCCGCCACATCGCTCATTGATGTCCGCAAACTTGCGAATAACGAGGTTTCTGTGGAAACCGTCGATGATTACATACTTCTGCAGCTTCTCGTCCCAAATGGTAACGATAGGCATTGTGTAACCGTCTTCCCTCACGGATGTATAGAGAAGACGCATTTCCTTATCTGCCACATGGTTAGGGTTGTAGTTGTTTGCTACAACCATATCCTTGTCAACCCAAAGCACGCAATCTACAGGGTTGACTTTCTCCGGAGATAAGGAACTGATATACTTTCTGAGGTCGTTCAAAAACTGCACCTTATCCTTGGCAGCATCAAACTCCTTCTTGATGTTCTCTTGAAGATTCATATTCCTTATTAGCTTTTTCTATTTTAACATAATTGTCGCTCAAATACTGACGCAAAGAACGCTCTACGCTCTGAATGCGCTTCATTCCGAAATCTTCCGCAATGACGCAGACAGCGCTGGTATAACCAATCTGATGTATTACGTAATCAATGCACTCCTGGCAATGACCGGCTTTAGCTACATTTCTCTTCTTGGCGGAACGGTAGCCTTTCTTGATAGTCTCCGCATTCTTCTTGTCTTCACAAAGATTGTCTGCGAGATAATCAACGTATTCATCCCAATCCTTGAAATAAGGTGGCAAGTTGTAGCAATATGAAGATATTTCATTAAAGACGTGTACAGACGTGTTGACGTTTGCCACTCTTCGCACCAGCTTGTCGTAGAACCATGGATCAACCTCCTTGATGAAACCTAAGTCGTGGATAGCCTGCTCATGAATGAGGGAACTAACTCGGCACGCTCTGAGTGGCTTCTGCGTGAACTGATAGTTGTAGAGCTTGCAGTACGGAAGCTTGTTGCTGAAGATGTAATACCATACATCATAAACCTTCCAATCCCAAATAGGGTAGAGCACCAGACTTCTCGGTGTGCCGTCTTTATAATATCCGCCACCACCTCCCCACGTAATACCTGGAAGGCACTCGCCTCTAGTAAGACCCGACAAACGTGCCGGCGATTCCTCGATACGGACACCGCCCAAAGTTAGGTAGTCTTTTCCGAAGAGCATTCTGTGTACCTGGTCGAGGGTCTTGGAGAAATACTGATTGTGAGGGATTTCCAAATCGCCATAAGAATCTGGTTCCTTCTCACGAATCCATTTTTCTCCAGGCCCCCATACATTGAACCATTCTCCCTTTGAGGCATTCCATTCCTGGAAGTATGACTGAATCCAATATGGCTCAACCCACGGCAAGTGCATGATGTATCGTATGTACTCGATAGTCATTGGAGTCTCTGCCTCTTGGTCTAGGAAGAGGACGGGAATTTTTTCAATTCCCATCTCCTTCATAACCTCGTGCGCAAGGTTGAGAACCACGGTAGAGTCCTTTCCTCCCGACATCGTCACGACAATCTTACGCTTACCATAAAACTCCCGAAAGATGTATCTGAATCTTTCAAGAGCTGCCTCATAAACGTTTTTGTCACTGTAAAATATCATTTCTTATTTCTATTGTTTAATAATACCTTGTCGCTGGAATTACTGAAATGGGTGTCAAGGTAATCCTTAAGCCTGCCAATCATTTCATTGTTGTTGTGACCGCGAGCGGCATTGTGCATGATTGTTGCATATCTTAACTTCTCTTCGTCGAAATCAACAAAGCATACAGGAACCATCTCATATCCGATGACGCAGGCGGCGCGGTATCTGTTCTCTCCGTCCACAATCTGCATCGTCGAGCGGTTGACAACGATAGGTTGAGTAAATCCGAAATAGAGCAACGATTTGATGAGAAGGTCGAAGCTGTCTGCATCATGCGTATTAGGGTTATAGTCATTCGGATAAATGTCATCAACCTTGACGTATTCAATATGCAGCGGCTTCACCTGCTCAACCTCGATATTGTCCTTCGCCAATTTCAAGGCTAGATTTTCCTTAGAGTTTTTGGTATTCATCGAGAAATTCCTTGTTTACGATTTCCTTAACCCAATCCTTGCTTGACTTAGCCAAATAAGGATTCTTGAACTCACTCTCCCAATCTACAGACTCTACATCAAACTGGTTGTCGTAGGTCTTGCTGTTTCGAGGAATGCCACCTACTGCGCCTGGATTGTTGAATGTGCTTCTGTATGCACCGAAATGCTGAACCAGACCGGGAACGATAGCGTAAAGGTCGATACCCTTTGCCTGAAGGTACGCCTTAAGGCGCGAATCATCATAACGTGTCTGATCATCCGTCATCTTGTTTGATGTTTCAACAAAATCCTTGGCGAGGTCATTTGGATATACGCTAGCCTGCAGCCAGAAGTTGGTTCTTGTAGAAATAACGTGCTTGCCCTTTGCGTAACAATCAGTATAGTCACCATTTGTCGGATTGTAGAAACTGATAACATTGTTTTCGGGAGCAAAAGAGAGAATATGTAAAATCTTGGCAAGAATGTTGCGGTCAAAGGTAATGTCATCGTGGATAACCATGCGATGGGTTCCTTCCGCTACCTCTTGCGTCAACGCTTGGGAATAATTATCCCAAAGACCCTTACCTCGGTCCATAGAGATACTGACAGGAATACCATAAGGCTTCGTGCTGGTCTCTATCAACTTCTTAAGGTATTTGCCCTCACGTTCTCGCTTCGGAACATTGAGGATGATAATCTGAGAGAGTTTAATCATATGCGTAATTATTTAGTTACTGTCCATTCTCCACCTCGCTTGGCAACCTTGCTGATAGCTACAGCCAAACGGTTTCTGTTCATATCGCTACCATAGAAAACCTTACCTGCGGCATAGGCTGCTTGGGCAACAAGTCCTTGACCCATGAAGAAGTCTGTGATAGAGCTGAACGGAACATCCTTACAAATCTTGAACACCGCATCCCATTCATCCATTCCCTGGAGTCCCCAGTCTTCTGCCTGCTTGGTGCCTTGGATAATCCAGCACTTGCAATCTGGCTTATGATAATAGGTGTTCTCGTAGATTTTTACATGAGGGAATAACGATTCTACCATAGGGACCAACTGCTTCTTATTTCTGTAGAAGCACTCGACGAATAGTCTGTCCGGATTAATCTGCTCGATGCACCTCTTGATGTGGGCAACGAACTCATCAAAATTGTCAACTGGGCATTGCTTCTCTGCCTTGGTGTAATACGCTTTGAGGACTCCTTTACTTCCTGCTGGGTCGATGAATACGCAGTCGGCATTCTTTGAAAACTCAGGAAGCCCCAAAGTAATATCGGCAATGGTAATCTTGCTACCATTGCCTAAACTGTAAATCTCGCCTTCTGTGATGGGGTATTTATCAATACTGCCATCATAACGCAAACCTTTCTGTGATGTCATACGCAATTTACTATTAAATAATTGTGATACTCTGATACGTTTTCTTCACCGAAAAGACTGCATAAGACCTTCTTGGAATAGAAGAAATGCCTAAATTCTACATCGCATTTCTCGTAAGTGACGGGGTGATACGTCTCCTTGTAAAACATCAAGAACTTTCGGGCTTTACACCGTGATATTGAAAGAACAGCATACCGCGAAAGATAAGATGGAGAGCCGAACAAAGCTACAATGTTATCAAAATTCTTGCAGTCCAGGTTTTTACCGTCGAAAGGCTCACAGACAACCCTTTCCTTATATTCAGGGTGTTTGTTAATGAACTGCTCCAACATTCCTTTACTAGGATCAACTCCTAAGTATTCCTGCGGGTCGATTTCTGCAATCTCTGTAAGTAAGCCGGTTCCGCATCCGATGTCTAGAATTGAACCGCTGAGAGGTGGGAGCTTTTCCCCCACCTCGCGGTTCTCAACGAGACTCATTTCATCACGAAACAAAGTGTCGTACTTACTTGCTATTTTATCATACTGGGAATATTTCATTTTCTAATGTCGTCTGTTGCCAGATGATTTTTTTACTTGAAATGGTTATGAAATTCTTGTGATTGTATATGTTACAATTCGGGAACATTGATTTCAGCTGCATTCTGTCGTAGGTGAAATGGTGCATTTCCTCGAACTCTGCAGGGGTGTAGTCATCCTTGTAGAACATAAGGCAATAATCCAGACCACTCTCGCCCAGTTTACGGAGATACTGAGGCATGAAGTAGGAAGCGGTACCGAAAAGAGCAACCACAACGCTGTCTGCCGACATCCATTTCTTTATCGCCTCCTCAAAAGAAATAGTGGAACATCTTCGGAAAAAACCAGAGGTTTTCTCCCTGAACTGCTTGATTGCTTTCTTGCTAGGATCAACTCCATAATACATTTCCGGCTTTATCTTGGTGTAGGCGACGAAGTCTCCGTTTCCGATGCCTGCCTCGAAAAATCTTCTGTCCTTGAATGTGGACATGATAGATTTTGCCATCACGTCCATCTCCTGGTTCGAATAGATTCGCGGTATTGGCCACTCGAGGAAATCGAACTCGTTGAAAACCTTCTGTCTGTTCAAAATCCAAGTAGTCTCGAATGGGTCACCCATCGTCCAATACTTATAACCGTCAATGTAAAGGTAAGGGAAATTATACTTCCCCCATCTTTCATGGATTCCATTTTCTCTCTGTGCGCTGACAAAATAATAGAACTCATCATTTGTCAATGCGCACTTGTCTCTGTGAATGTACTCATGAGGAACGTCTATCATCGAAGTGGCCCATTGCCATTTACAACGCTTGATGTACTCTCTGAGCTTACTGTAATCGTATTCCATTGCTGCAAATTTAAATAAAATATTTGATGATTAAATACTTAAAGTCTAAAATTAACTATATTTTAACATAAAAATATGGATATATGCAGGTTTGATAGCCTAAAACACCACAAAATAGGCTCTTCTTATACGCAAAGATACGAAAATTTTCTGATATATGCAAATATATCAAACGGAAATTTTAGTCAAAAATACTAAAAAAATTACGCCGTTCTGCTTGCTCTGTTCGGAAGCCTAGATTCTATCTGCCATAGATTGTCGTTGATGAGTTTTAGGATAGTATCGTGGAAAGCTGAGTTTATGTTTCTATGTCCCTGACATTGTACTACGGTAACATCGGCCAGATTAACCTCAATCGTTTCCATACGCTGTCCGTTCACTTTAGCAGAAAGTATGAGACAGTTCGGCTTTCTGTTCACATCGTAATAGCCGTTTCTGAATACGCAGTGCCCCATTTCCTTGCCCTCTTCAAAGAACTCCTGGACGGACTTAAGAACCTGTATGTCTATGACGCCATCCTTTATGTCAATGTCAAAGAACTGCTTTCTTCTAGCAACATAAACATTAGCCATTGCTTCTGCCTTTTTCTTATTCTCCTCTTCGGCTTTAGCAGCTTGCTCCAGATACCTGAGTTGCATTTTCTCTTCCGCAATCAAACGCAGCTTAGTCATTCTGTCCTCCATTTTCTTTTTCTTGTTGTCTGCTGACTTTAGCCACTTGTCGTGTGCCTCGCGAAGATTCTCCGGACAAACTATAGATGGGTTTCGTACATCCTTTTTAAGATATATGATGCTGTCGAGCATATCCCACCACAGACTATCGTAAATGTAATCAGCCTTTCCATGCCTGATTGCAATCTTGACAGCAGACATTTTTACTCTGTCGAATACGGCTTCGTGATACTTACACATATTCCACATATCAACATCACGTCTCATGAGGGTTTCATTGTATGTGTTAGCATTAACAGAACGGAAGATTTCATCACACGGAATCTTTTCCCTGAAGTCTCTGAGAGCATATTTATACTTGCCTTGGACTGAAGCGTAATATACTCCATCGAATCCGATATCACGAGGATCACCCAAGCTACTCCACACAGTATGCGTTCTTACTTCCAACTTTCCGAAAGTAGAAAAAGCATCTACTATATATCCGCAGGTTCGCTGCTTGGCAAGGAAAACATATTCCCCATCTTTCAACCATTGCTGCATACACTCCTTGAAGTAAATCTTCTCCTTAATCATCTTGTGAAAACGGAACTTCACTCTTATCTGGAAGTACCTGAGAACCTGCCACCCCTTGAATGTGCATACTAAATAGAAGCATCCTCTTGAATATCTGTCACCATATTTGTATGCGTCATCTTCAGAAATACAAGTCTTGATGGCCCACTCGCGTTGCTTATCTGACAACTCCGGTATTCTATCTGAGAGTTTTACAACTTCACGTTCTGTCTTATTTCTTGGCTTCATAACTCACATATTTAAAAATCAAACAAACTCAACTGCCCAATCTGTGCATCCTTCTTTCTCTGAGCCTCGGCTTTCTTCTTCAAGCGTTCCTTCTCTGCGGACTCCTTCTTTTTGAGCTCCATGATCTTGGCTTGCTTGAACTCCTCCTCAGCCTTCTTCTCCAGATTTTCCTTGGTCTGGTCTGAGAGATTTGTAACAATGGTACAATTCTGATTCTTGGTGAATGAAACTTCTTCTTCATTATAATAATGAATTGCAATTCCGTAAATCTCATCATCGTCAAACCCCTGTCTTCCGGATTTCTTGACCTCTGAGATAATAAAGTCGCAGCAATCATCAATATTCTTGCCAGGCTTGGCGTAATCCTTTGCGAACAACTCATCCTCTGCTGCACGCTTGTCAAGATATGCCTTGATTACCTTCTTGAATGTTTCTGATCCTTTCATAACCTTTCCATTTTTTGAAACCGATGGGCTTGTTTCTAAACCCCTTGCGGAATGCTTCTCTCATAGAGATGCAAATGAAATCTACACTGCATTGTGCCAAGCCCGTACAAAACGCACAATCCTCGCAATCATCCATTGGTTCCGCTACATACACGATGCCGTTAATGACTATCGCCGCTTTCTCCTTGAAGACTGCCATTTCTTTTCGCCAGCAAGCCCTTTGCCCTTATTAATCTTCTCGCCAAATCTAAGTCTCTAGACCTTGTGGCTTTTTCATTAATAAAAGCAGCTGCCTTCTCTAAAGAAGCAAGCAGTTCTCTATACTCAGTCTTCGTTGTCTTTATCTCCATATGCTTCCTGTGCAGTTATAATTCTACAACCGGTGTAATCATCGGCAGAAAGGACAATTTCACCATTATTTACCATTTCTCTAATCATAGAACAAGCATCTGTATTTGTTTCTGCCTCTACAGTTATTGTCTTGCTCAAAGTTTCTTGAATGCAAACATCGTATTTCATATTATGTCACCTCCCATGTTTCAATGTTAAACTCGTAACTTTTACCGCTACATTGACTTTGGCCAATATTGCGCAAATCTCTAAGTTGCTCTTCCGAAGCTCCGTTTGCCTCGGCTGTTGCGTAGCATTTCTTAAGGTCATCAGTTACTCTAAGTAATTCGCTGCTTCCTTTAGAATGCCAGACATCATCTTTATAAATTAGATATACCGTCATAATTAAATTTCTTTGAAATGAACCCTAGTTCTGTCTTTACGTTCACTTGCAAGACAGGCAAGGTCTTTACAAGTAATCTCATTGTCATTACGATGAACGGTCGGACTACCTACAATGCAGTCTGGGCAATATCCTCGTTTTGTTACAATACAATTAATGCCATTGACAGTAAGCCTTTGACCGACTGGATAGTCTGCTTCTATGATAGGCTTTCTGACATTGATAATATCTTTGTTTACTTCCATGATTAATCCTCCTTTTCTTGTAAGTAACGAAGGTACAGCTGACAGTTGTCACAATCGGAATTGCATCTATAACTGTACTCGTTGGCGCAAGCCATAAATAATTCACTTCTTTTCATAAGTATGTCAAATAAAAATTAAAGGTCGGGTGCCGTCTTTCCGAGCTGTCGCAAATAAAGAATATCAAATATTGTTTGTTGTTATATCCCGACCTTTGATTAACGATGATTTTTACTTATTCTACATTTCTCACCTCCTATCTTATTAGTTTAACTTCCATATCCTGTAAATCTGCCAACTGCGGAACTTCTTTTCTCGTTGCACACCGAGCCTGGCTTAAGATAGTACTTGTAATGCGTGCTTCTCTCCAACCTCTTACTCCAGCAGAAACCGAAAGCATCGAACTCCTTGCCGCACCATTCATGTGCGTAATAGTATTCGTTAGCATGTACCTTTTGCTCCTTGCTGAGCTGAAAAAATAATGCACGATACTTGTTGGCCTCTGTTGGATTCTCCTTAAAATCCTTCTCAATCTTGTTACGCTCCTCGGTATATTCAGCCAATTTCTGCTGGTATTCCTCCTCGCTGTCGCACAGGTAATAATCTGTGTCCGTCCAATGACTATCCCAATAGGAATTGGACGATTGATGTATATGATAAATATTCTTCATTTCTTTTTATCCTTTCTATAAAGGAAGAATGCGTCACCTTGCCAGCCGAAGTTCTTGGACTCGCATCTTGCAAGTATATGTGTCTCGGTCTCGATGAGCACATCTTCATATTTGTCTAACTCGATTTGTGTATCTGCTGTATCTTCTCCATAATCCCATTGAAGCATAAATTCCAATATTTCATTATGGTCACCGACACAATCCAGTCTGCAAACATACTCGTAATCCCTAATATCTTCAGAACAGCTCTGATACTGTGGGGAAATCTCTACGATAAGAGATAAGTAATCGTAATCCTTCATATTGTATATTTTTGAAAGGTAGGCTGCCGTCTTTCCGGCTGCCAGATAAGAATAAGGTGTCTAATTAGTGGGTGTCCTTAATACCCATATCGTTAAACCTTACTTTTGCCTACCTTTATAAAACGTATATGAATCCATCATACTATTGTAGAACCACTGCCATGCGACAATCTCTTTCTGCTCCTTAGTAATGTTTAATGGATCTGTAATCATCTTTCTGCGCCAGTTAATCAATCTGTCGCAAGACTGAGTGACCCTCGCAATCATCACATGGGCGACATTCTCCATCATTACTGCCTCGCCGTTTACCATCTTCAGTGCATACTTTTCAGCTGCATCGTGCCAAAGATCGTAGGCGACTGAATCATTGTTGAGCATAAGATAAAGTTCTTCCATATCAGCAGTTCTCTTGTACTGAACCATTTCCTTTACCAACATAGCTAGCCCTCCGAATTTTTATTGCCAACCATGGACAGTGATATATCTACCAGATAAGGTAACGTATGCTGTGGAAGGTTATCTTCATTTTTATAATCTGTGATTATCACATTGTAGCTCGTAAGTCTTTTTTCGTTACTGATGAGAGTGTCATCTATAAGTCTATGGCTTATTTGCTCTGTACGGATAATCTCAAATCGCGTGGCATAAGGAGATTTTGCGGCCACCTCCTTGCGCTCCGCAATAGCGACTAGTCCAAATGTAGGATTCAAGAAGATGTACTTATCGCCAGTGAATATGGCATCAAAGCGTTCCTTAGCCGTCTTTGTTATTCTAATGATATTCATAGCTAGCCCTCCAATTTGTCTATATACTCTTTTCTTGCCTCTGCGAACACCTTGGCTTTGCGCTCGTCCGAAAGAAACTCTTTGATAGAGAATCCCAATGCTATAATACCATTCTCAAATTCCCATGTATATCCGCATTCATGGTTGCCAAACTCATAGATGAGAGCATCCTTTAAATTCTCGTCATTTGAATAGAACTCCTCATCATCCTTGACGGAACGCTCTGCGAACTCGGTAAAAAGATGTTTGTCTTCTTTGAGGCAATAAGCACCGGCACCGATGGAGCATATCTTTTCTAGGTCTTCCTTGCTTGTGGTAAGACCCCATTCTGCCATCATTTCCTTGAACTGCTTATCTCCGAATGCAGCTTTCATAGGGAGCTTGTCGAACTCCTTTTGCTGCTTGGCTTTATAATCTACGTATTTCATAACTCATTTAATTTATACGCTTGGCAAGCATTGTCCCCACAATGAGGGTTCTCGGAAAAATCACAAGATCCATATCCATAAATGTCCTCGTGAAGGAACAATGCACAGTTGCCACAACACTTGTTTATATTCTTACACATATTCCCTGGTCAACACCACCTCTGTTATAATAGCGTCTGCACGTAAAGCCAAGACTGGTCAGCCAATCCGTAATAGCTGGATGGAGTTTGTATGGAGCATAACAGTCTCTCCACCAATCCTTGCCATCTGGGTCTGGAATTTTCCAATCATACGAAAAGTGTGCTGCGCCACCGATTAATGCGTAATCATATTGCGTCAAGTACTTCTTGATATAAGCAAGAAGCTTTTCCTTGTGTTCCTCTGTGAGTTGAGAAACTCTAGCTGCTCTGATTTCTTCGATTAAACTCATGACCATTCCTCCTTTACATAATGCCTTCCTTCATCAAGAGCTTATACTCTTCCATGCTGTCTCCAACGTGGCCATACAAGCAACCGTCCTCGACGTTCTTCCAATACTCTTGTGGTGTTGAATATACCGCCATACTGGCGACTACGACCACGTAGCCCAATGATTTAATAAGATTGAAATTTGAATTTCTCATAATTATTCCCTTTCTATGAATTTTAATTGGTTTATATTTTACTAATCTGAAGCGACATTCTGGTTAAAATCATCTTGTCGATTTCTTCGAGGCAACTGTGCTCATCGAGCGTCCTCAAATCATCTATTGAATCGAGATATTCTTTCACGGTCTCGAAAGAACAATAGCTGCTCCCGTACTTACGGAAGTACTCTTCCTCTATGAATCTGACCAGCATATACTGCTTGCGAAGCATGTCGAAATATGGATTATCTCTGTAATTGCCCAAATTGTGGTCTGGTCTAAGATTTTCCTCAATCTCTCCAAAAGCCCTGAAAACTTTATCCGTCGAAAGGCATACGACCGCACACTCTCTGAAATGTTTCTGCAACTGTTCCTTTTTAGAGGAGGTCAAACTGCTAGTTTCAATATATCCTAACTTCTTCATAATCTTTATAATTTTAATTGGTTCAACTTGCAAGGTAGCTCCTGTATATCCAAAAGTACTACCTTTTATCTATATGCAAAGGTACGAAAATTTTCTGATATATGCAAATTTACCAATGATTATTTTAGTTAAAAATACTAAATCATAGTACTTTGTAACTATCTGATTATCAGAATGGTGCATCTGCTTCTTCTGGCTTTTCGAAAGGCACCTGTACATCTTCGTTGATTAAATTCGTCTTGAAAAAATTTGTCGTATTTTTGTTGAATCCCATAAAGAATTTGAACGTTCCGATATTACGTCCCTTGGCAACGTCTATCATAGCCGTTCCGTCAGTAGGATAATCGTCCTTGTTATCAAATGGGGCAGGGTACGCTCTGTTGTAATACTCTGCTCGATAGACTAGGATGACAACATCGGCAGCTTCTCCTATCTGTCCACTATCGCGCAGTCGGTTCAGATTCGGCTCCGGACAGTTACTATCTCTAGACAACTGACTTAGGGCGATGATCCATATGTTCAGTTCCTTTGCGAGGTTCTTGAATCTTCGTGCGGCATCACCCATAGCCTGCTCCCTGCTGAAACTCGTACTCCTGGAGTTTACGTTAAGAATCTGCAAGTAATCAACTACGGCTCCGTCTATGTCCTTCTGCATCTTAAGCATTCGGATGGAAAGAAGGATAGAATCTATATTTGACGTGCTCTTGTCATCAAAGAATAAATTCTCTCCGGGCAACTTTCCTCTAGCATCATCAATCATCCTTATCTCGCTTGGCGCCAGACTGCCCGAATAGAGGATATTGTTGGCCGGGATGTTCGTCTTGGCAGAAAGCAGACGTGCAGTAAGCTGCTCCTTCGTCATTTCCATAGAGTAGAAAGCAACCTTTGCTCCGTTCTCGATGGCGTGTCTTGTCATGCAAAGTGCGAGGCTCGTCTTTCCTTGAGAAGTTTCACCGGCTACGATAATCAAGTCAGACTTCTGTAGTCCTCCCTTTTCATCGAATCTTTCCATTCCTGTCTTGGTGCCTGTCGTAACACCTCCAACGGTGGCATTCTTAATCATTATCTCGTTAAGGCTATTCATAGCGTCAGTAAGTGTGGAAACTCCATCTGCTTTCTCAAATACTCCTCCGATACTCTCAATAGCTTCTTGATGTGCATCAGAAGTCAGTACGTCTTCTGATAATCCAACCTTTGAAAGCTGCTGGCCAACTACCCATAGCTTTCTTCTTCTACCGAGATCCTGCAATCTTATGGCATGAAACTCTACATGGGCTGATGATGCAATTTGCGCAGAAATGTTCATTAAGTCTAATGCAGTGACATTTGACTTCTGCTTATTCAGTTCGGACGTCACGGATATGAGGTCTATTGGCATTCCACGCTTTCCGATATTGTCAACAGCTTTCCATACGTCCCTGAATATAGGTCCATAAAAGCATTCTTCATCTAAGTACTGGCTCACTATGGTATATGCAGTCGGGTCGATGAGAAGGCTACCGATAACATACTGCTCTGCCATAGGATCATTTACTAACTCCTGTTTCTGGTATGGTGATTGTGTCAAACTCATCTGAAAGATACCTCCTCAAAACTTAAAATGTCAAACATTTCGTGCATTCTATCTACAATTCTTGGGTCATCGTACTTCTGTCCGATGTCAATGGCCGTTAGGTTTGAGCTGATAATCGTGGGCAGCATCTGCTCGTAACGATAGTCCAACAACTGGTCAAACGGCTTGTAGTGCATTCCGTAAGCGACTATCTCCGTTGGCTCGGCACCCAAATCATCAATTAAGAGAAACTTGGCGTTCATGATTGCTCTGAACTCGTTTCTGTCTTCGTGAATCATGTAAGCCATATCTCTAGCCTTGACGAAACGCGGATATTTGTCACCCTCGCAATAGCTAATCTTGTTTGAGTCCACAAGATAAACTAGCAAATCTCGAATAGACTTTAACATCGTAGTCTTGCCGTTTCCAATGCTGCCGGGCATAAACAGCCCGTAAAAGTTGGTCTCTGTAGTAAGAAAATCCCCGACTTTCGATATTGCTTCCTTTAGCTCGTCAGTGAAGACGAACGTTCTTTTTCTTTTCTCTACCTCTCGTTTGTAGGCATAGTAAAGAAAGTTCTTGGCTTCTCTATTTTCCAACGGCAACTCCAAACCCCGACCGATACGCTGATGTGTCTTTGTGGTCTGGAGCTTTCCATCCTGTTCTAATGTTCTTTTCATTTTCTTTTGCGCTTTTAAAGTTTTCAAAACTACCTTCGATGATTTTCACGAAGTTCTTTTCTTCGAATACGTAATCGAAGTCCCTCTTCGGTCCTCTTCCTGTTTTGCCAAGCAGGTAATCAGAGGATTTTACGTTATCAGAAAACGCAACTAACCCTTCTTTTCCGTGAGCCTCGTACATCGAAATGTAGGCTAATTTACGTTTATCGGTCAAACATTTTACCTCTACCAAGCCAAGTTTATTGAACCATCTAATAACACGTTGCCAATCTATCTCATATTGCCTTTCTTTTTGCTCTACGGATAGAACTGTGTTCCCCTTGAAACGCAATTCGTTCTTGCTCCAAGTGGCAAGCCGCCCCGCCAAACTAAACTTATTCTCTTTCTCGAATCTCATACGAGTATCGTCTTTGCCAGCCCCAGTCCAATAAGCAGCGAAATCATCTATTAACTTTTGCCCGTATTTTGAAACATAGGGTTTGAGTCTTTCTGTAAATTCAGTTCGTCTTTCTGAGATTGACGTGAAGAGAGAAAGCTCGGCTTTCTCTACTGCGTCAGCAGTCTCTTTTAGATTTTCTTTTTTATTTTCTTTTATGGGGGTATGGGGGGAATTTTCTTTTGTTTTTTCTTTTTGCGTTTCACTTTGCGTACCCGTTTGCGTTTCACTTTGCGTACCCGTTTGCGTTTCACTTTGCGTTTCTGTAATAAACGCATTTAGTCCAATAATCTCATACTCAGCAACTTCGCCACGCACCTTGCTCGGCTTAAAATTAATGAATCCTTTCTGCTGCAAAGAGTTTCTAACACTACTAATTGTTTTCCTGGTGAAGTCGAGTTCTATCTCGCACTTCTTCGTCGGCAATTTGAATGGGTTTGCCCAGTTACCCAAGTCGCATTGTTTCAGCAAATAATAATACATATCTGCCTCGCAACTTGTCAGCGTGCAAACTAACCTCTTTTCCCAAAAGGATTTCAATAGCTTAGAGTAATCGACTATTTTCATAATTGGTTCAAGTCCTCGTTCTTAATGAAGCAAATCTTACCTCTCTTGATATTATTAGACAAGGTGTCAACTTCGTTCTGTAACTTACTGTAAACAACTCCCTGCTGCTTTGATATAAAATTATGGATAGAAGGGCTAATCTTTAAAGCGATAGAAGCCATTCTCTCTAAAATCTTAAACTCTCGATACAGTACACATGCTGACTTAAACTGTTTATCTAAGCCTACCAAGAACATTCTGTAGTCCTTGATACCTTCAAAATCTCTAAGAAAATCTGTCTCTTCCATATTGTATAATATTTTAATAGTTACTATAACGATTTCTCTTTAATACAAAAGTACTAATTTAATTTGATATATGCAAAAGAATTAAGTTAAATATTTAAAAATACTAAATATATCTGGATATATATTTGGTTATATCAATATTTTTTAGTACCTTTGCAATATGTTTTTTCCATAACATCTGTAAAAAGAATGTTATATGGGTTTCTCTTTAGCCTGCTGGTGAGCGGGCTTTTTTTATGAGGTTTGTTTGGCAATTTAAAAATAATTTATTATCTTTGCAAACAAATCCCTTTAAAGTGTAATCTTTATAGGATTTTAATTGGTTCAAGTCCTCGGTGTTGTGAAACACTGGGGACTTATATTTTTTACAGATTAACAGAAATACCTTTTTCATGACTCAGTCTCTTTACTTCATTCGTGTAATACTTGATCATTTTCTCCAACTCTTCGTCATCCCATTTCTTTGTGGAATGAGCACGCTCTCGCAGAGTGGAAAATCGGGCAACACCAATCTTCTTAATCAGATTCTCCTGGTAGTATATAAGATGGTCTGACTTCACTCTGTTACACCCGATACATTCTGCATTGCAGTTATCTTCATCAAATCGGGTAGCCATGTTGGAACGTCCGAAAAAATGACCGCAATCAAGCTCTCTGTACGGCTTTATCTTTCCGCAGCTGATACATTGTCCCATGCCGCTTGGCATGCAGTCTCTCAGACGTATATACAACGCAAATACCTTGTCTAGTCTCTTGACTAAATCAGGCTTACTCTTCTTTCTCTTTTTGGGAGCAGAAGGAGATTTCTTCTTTTTCTTATAAAATGGAAACATTTCTTTTTTTTATTTTAATACAACATTAGTTAATTGTGTTCCTCTGGAATACACCGCCCATTTCGTGGTTCCTGGAGGTCTGCTAATAAAGAGGTCTGCGACATTTCCAAACCGACTATAATTACCCGACAAGTCAACTATCCACCCTTCTTTGCCGTCAAAGGGTCTGATTGCACGGCCTACCATCTGATAGTAGAGTCCGAGAGATTTTGTCGGGCGTGCCAAAACAACGGTGTCTAAGGCTGGATAATCGAATCCCGTAGTCAATACACCAACATTGGCAACCACCTTTATATCTCTCCTCTTGAATCCTTCAAGAATGGCTTCACGCTCCTTTTTCGGTGTTTCTCCTGTTACGATAGCCGAATTAACTCCGATGGATTGAAGCTTATCAACCAACTGCCTGGCCTCCTTTGTGAAAGCGGTAAATACAAGTACTCCCTTTCTTGGTATGCCGCTTTTAGGCTGCAGAACCTTGACTACTGTATTTGATAGCTTATCATAGAATCCGCAACGCTCATACTCTGCGAGGAGACTTCTTTCATCATAATCTGCACCGGTGGAATTGCTTCTGACTCTTCTTAAATCCAATTCTGTCAAATCATAATAATGCAAGTCTGCGAGATAACCTTTGGAAAGCAGCTCTCCAATCTGACAACAATAGATGACCTTTGAAAATATTCTAGGTCTTACTCTCGTGAGGAACTTCAATATGGAACCTCCTTCGGCACGATCAAGACGGTATGGCGTGGCTGTTAATCCAACAACCTGTCTGTTCTTCGCTTCTATGAACTGCTTGTACTGCCCAGCTTTAGAGTTTACATAATGACATTCATCGATGATGATATTCTTGAAACAATCGAAGTCTGACATATGGTTCATGACACTTCCGATAGTAGCAAAGGTTATTCTGTTTATATCCTTGCATCCCACGGAAGCACTATAGCAACCGCAATCGAATATTCCATAGCTCTGTAGCTTGGCGAAGTTCTGTTGCAATATTTCTTTACTTGGCTGAAAGACTAAGAGTGAACCTTCCAAGCGAGAAGCAATATCAGCAATCACCAAACTCTTTCCTGCGCCCGTAGGCAAGATAATCAGTCCATTCTTGTCAGCCTTGCTAGTGAACAGCCTTACGGCTGCATCACTAGCTTGCTTTTGATAATTTCTAAGCGTGTACTTCATTACTCACCAAATGGTAAATCGTCATCGTCATCATCTGAAGACTGCTCTGACGGAGCTTCTTCTTTTGGCTGCTCTTCTTCCGGGAAATCCAACCCGAAGACTTCCTTCATTCTCTCGCGATTCTTGACCTCGTTAGCCCAAATCTCAGAACGGTCCGGGATAGCGTAAGCCTTTGCGAGTAAGAACTTCTCGGTATTTGCATCCCAGTTATATACGAGATAGTAACCTGCCAATGCAATACAGAACACGTTCTTTGACTTAAGACGCATATCAACAGTTCCCTGGCGCACCTCAGCGGCATATTTGGCTACTTCCATAAGGACAGAAGCATAAGCCTTTTCTGCATCTTTCTTCATCTTCTTGGCTTTTTCCAAAGCCTCCTCCAATTCCAGCTTGCGAGCTGGCACCACGTTCTCTTCGAGTGTACAATACTCCTCTCTGATGTTCTTCTTCTCGAACTCATCGAGGAAACGTGTTACCAACTCATTGTCAGGGAAGGTCGCCGTGAAGTGCTTTCCGACAAACTTAAGGATGTCTGCCTTATTTTTCAAAGGCTTCTCTCCGCAAAGGTTCTCCTCGGTCAAAGCAAGGAAGTCCAACTCCATTGGGAACATGTCTTTTACACCGTCCTCCAATACAAACTCAATGTTCTCTGGAACATAATTTTTCAAATCTGATTTCATAATTATAAATACTTTTCATATAATGCTATCTGTTTCTGAGCTTCAAGCAAGGCTGCTTCTTCATTAGGTTCGGGTATATACAACCCTGCAACCATACTTGAATAGTTCCGAAACTTCTCAATAGCGTCTGTTAATTCTTTTGTGTCAAGGTCAGCCGTGCTTCTCCAATATGTGACAGGCTGCCCTCTTCTGTTAGTTCTCTGCTTAGCAAAGATTTCTCTGTTTACTATCTGCTTGAAAATGTTGTACTTCACGTATTCTTCATCATAGCCGAACTCTGATGCGAAATATTGAAGACAAACGTGCAGATAGCTGTTTTGAGCAAGGGAACGTGGACGGTGCTTTTTCTTCACCTCCACGATAAAACCCTTTCCGCTTTTCAAGGCATCCATGTAAAGACCATTGCAATAGTCCTTATAGTCTGCCCTGTCCTTGTCATTGTTGAGATTGAAAATCATAACTAGAATGGTAAGTCATCAGCATTGCCCGGCTGCGGTGCCGGTGACTGAGCTCCTTGCGGCTGCTGTGGTGGAGCTTGCTGCTGCGTCTGGCCACCTCTCTGATACTTTTCTATCTTGTAACCCGAAATGGTATTGAAATACTTTACAGGGTCATTTGCACTCTTCTGATACTTGGTACCTTGAAGAGCAAAAGATATGGTAACAATCTCGCCAACCGCAAAAGCCGCAGGATCATCCACGTGCTTTCCGCTGAATTCAAAACTTGGGTAGTTCTCGTACACATCTCCGTAATTCGAGTGTGTACAGTTAAGAACCACAACTCTCTTTCTGAACGGCTCTCCGCCGCTCTTGCTGGGTATTTCCTCGACATTGCCGATGAGCAATACCCTTCCTGTCATTGTATTAGCCATCTGATTCTGTTAATGGTAAATATGGTAATAATTCTCTCATTTCTACCCATTTGAGGAAGTCACGCAATAACGCGTGGTTCTTGTCTTCCATCCCCGGGTATCTGTAACAAGTGATTGCTGGCTCATAAGGAGTAAGCTTGAGACCTCTCACGTCTCCCTTGTGCTTATCCTTATTGTAGCCCTCAAAGACAAACAAGTCAAAATGGAACACATCAGCTTCAAACAACTCTAGGTAAAGCTGCCATTGGCAACTATCTATATAGTCTTTGTCTGATACCGGTCCGTACTTAGTCTTGATGTCTCTTATCTCTAGTCCGTCAATCATATCGGCACATCCCGTGATAACGGCATTGCCGAAATCCTTGTATTCACGAATCTCATGAAAGGCGCCAGGATGCTCATTCCTGTATTTCAAAGCAACCTTGCATTGTGGAATGTCGAGAATCGCCTCACCTTCATCAAAGACGAATCTTCTTCCTTTCGGAACTGGTTCTGTCTTATCTTTCTTATAATAGGTGAAATGACGAACACCTTCCGGCTCCTTGAAGCAATGGGGACTGCCAGTCTCCACGATGGAGTGAAAGGCAGTTCCTATTCTTGTGTAATCGTTGCCCTCGAACTTCTTAGTGATATTGTCTATAACGTCCTGCTCTGTAACATAAGCATATTCGCCAGACATATACCGTCTGAAGCTCTCTAGCTGGGTAACTCTAATCAAAGGCTTCATCATGCTGCATCCTCGTGCTTGACGAACTTCTTGCCCTTCTTGTCAAAGTCAATGCCTTTGACAGCAAGTTCCTTGATCATCTGATTCATGAATGCCTTCTGATGAATCTTGTTCAATCCGTGAGCTACCTCGATGAGCGCATTTGCATCATCTACAGTCTCCACGGCTGCAAGCTTCTTTCGGGCATCATCAACGGCTTTCTGCGCCTTAGCCTGAGCATCAGACTTATTCACGATGGCTTTCTTCACCTTCTTGATGATGTCTGCCATGCAAGTGTCAAACTCTTCTGTTCCGTAAGCTGGAATCCAAGTGTCCTGCAGGTCTGCAACATTCTTACCAACACGATTGTCCTGTGGCTCGAACTTGATGACACGATTGCCGTTCTCCTTGCAGATGTAGCCTACCTGGTCCGCAATGCGGATGAGCAAGTCCTTGCTCTGTCCTGTACAGTCTGGAGAATGCTTGATGTAGTCTCCCTCCTGCGTCTCCTTATCGTGGCAGATGAAGATGATGTCAGAGTTGTTAGAACGGAGAATGCCGACAAACTGCTTGAACAATTCTCCCATCACGCCATATCGCTTCAATGAGTTAGTTCCCAGCTTAGGGTCTTGCTGAATAGCAAAAGCGTTGAGATAGTCATCGAGCATAGCCTTGGCAGTATCTACTACGATGGTCTTACACTCACTGATCAAACCTGGCTTCCAAACCTGCTTGCCATCCTCAACAACATAGGAACCGATAACCTCTGCGTTATAGATGTCCTCCCAGCGTGATGCGGTAACAACAATGTCTGGACGCTGAACTGCACGGTCGAAACCTCGGTCCGTATCGATAAGTAATGGACTATCGGCTGTAGTAGCCAAAGATGTCTTACCTGTACCAGGTGTACCATAAAGGACAATAATCACAGGACGTTCTGAAACAACGTCATTTTTTCTAATGATTGGCATAATTTAATATTTTAATTGTTGAACAAATTGTTTTTATTCGCATAGGTAATAAACTCAGAGAGCTTATGTATTCCTAATTTTACATACACAGATTTGACATGCTGGTGTATTGTATTCGGAGAATTGAATAATTCTACTGCTGCTTCCTCTTCGCTGCGTCCCTGGTAGAGCAGTTTCATTACACGTAATTCTGCGGTTGAAAGATTGGAATTGAACCTTGGCATACATACTATACCTTCATAAGGACATTCACCACGCATAGGACATTCAACCTTTTCAAAATTGAATTTCCCTTCTTTGTCGACATCGACAACATCGAAAGCCGTTGTATCTAGTCGGCAAAAATTGCATTTGCAAAACCTGCGCATCATAAGATACTGGTAGTAGCTTTCATTAAGTGCGCTCTTGGCGTAAATCTTCTCCAACGCCTTGTATGCTTCCGGATAGCAAGCACGAACCTTTTCCAGGATGTATTTTACCAGCTCTGTATGTGTCTCATCGACCATGAAGTTCTTTCCATCTGACGTCTTACACCATAGTTCATCCTCGAACATATAGAACTCTAATCCTTCCATAAATCCTCCTCGCTAATTCCTGTTAGCTCACACAATACTTCTACATGAATATGCTGCTGTGGCTTTATACCATATAGAACCCAATTTCTAACTGTCTGCTCGGTAACCTTACAGCGTTTAGCGACTTCCGTGATAAAATCGTACCGTGGAGCACTTCTCTTAGGCAATTCCTGATAATAACCTTTTAAGGTCATTTTTTGAGATTTTTTCTCAAAAGTGTTTGATGTTTGAATATTTTCCATTATCTTTGCATTATGTTTTATATCTTTATGCAAAGATACAAATATATTCTGATATATGCAAATATATCGAAGATATTTAGTCAAAATTAACAAATTTATACAGATATGTTTAAATATAAAGAATTTAGAAGAGCCCACGGACTATTTCAGTCTAAGCTGGCAGAGATTATGGGAATATCCCAGTCTAATATTTCAAGGTATGAATCCGATGGTATAGATCCTACTCCGATGCAATTTCAGAAACTATATGACACATTCGGTGAAGAAAATGTCAAGGCTTTCGAGGTGGAGCCGTCACAATTCATTAACGCAGAGGATAATGTCAATAATGGTTCTGGTAATCAGAATAACAGCATGCAAAGTGATGCCGATTTGATTGAGATTATCAAAAAGCAGACCGAGTCGATAACAAAGCATGTAGAGAGGCAGGACGAGATTAATGCACGTCTGATGGACTTACTTGAAAAATTGGCATTGAAATGAAACTGAATATTCCTGATCGTGCCCTGGATATAAGTGACAGATTCTTCAAAGCACTTGACGTCCTTAAAGACCAAAGAAGGATAAAAGGATTGCAAACTTTTACCAAAGAGTTCGGGTTGAACTACGGAAACATGAATACCCTAAAACATAACAGAGATAAGCGTACTTTCCGTGTTGAGTACCTTGCTTATCTCGCAGAAAAATATGGAGTATCATGTGAATGGTTATTGCTTGGGACTGGTCCAATGTTCATACAAAGGTATTCCAGAATCGAAGAATCTCCGAACCCTTAA